AAAGAAGCACCCTGACTTTTCCAGCGTGTTTACGTCGCAACTCAAAGCGACTGCAGAGCAGCGCAACATGACGCTCGCGCAGATCGCGGCGGCTGCATTGAACTTCCACACGTTCGATGCTGCAGCGCCGCCGCTGAGCGACAAGGGCGTCGCCGCTCTCTGCAATGCGCTCAATCCGAAAGCCATGAATGCCGCGATCCTCGACGCATTCGACGCCAAGGATTATTTCGAGAGCGTATCAAGCGAGATGCTGAAGCGCGCGATCAGCGAAGCCGGCTATTCCGAAGATCAGGCGAAGACGGCGCAAAAGACAAAGGGCGATCTCGCCAAGTTCGCGATTGCGAACGTGCCGAAGACTAGCTGGCTTCCGGTTCAGCTTCGGCTCGCTTCGTATGCGGGGCCAAAGGCAGCGGCCGTAAAACCCGCGTCGAAGAAAAAGCCTGCGGACAAGCCGAAGAAGTCCGCTAAGAAGAAGGCGACCAAAAAGAAGAAGTGAGCTTGCGGGCCGATTCACGCTACTGGCCCCACGGTGCGGCGCATCCTGAAGCACGCCGGTGCAAGCGCCGCACCGATTTTTAATCCGATGAAGGAAAGACATCATGGCCAAACTCGACACTTCGATCAAAGCGTTTCCGCTTTCATGGCCGGACAATTGGCCGCGCACAGCGCCGGCCGATCGGCTCGGGCATTCCGCGTACAAAGTGAGCGCGAACAAAGCGCGTGCTCAATTAGTCGACGAGCTCCGCAAGCTTGGCGCGGAAGACGTGATTATCTCGTCGAATGCCGAAGTGCGGCCGGACGGCATGCCGTATGCGAACGCGGCGCGGCGCGCTGAGAAAGACCCCGGAGTCGCGGTCTTCTTCACGATGGACGGCAAGCCGAATTCAATGGCGCGCGATGCATACGTGCGACTCGATGACAATCTGCGGATGCTCGGCCTGGCATTGAAAGACATGCGATCGCTGAGGCTGCACGGCGGCGACTTTATGATGCGCGCTGCCTTCAGCGGCTTCGCCGCACTGCCGCCACCGCCGACGTGCTGGCAAGTGTTGGGCATTGCTCCGCTGAAGCGAGACGACAGCGAAGCGCGCAACAAGATCATAGCCGCGCACCGCGAGCTCTACCGATCGGCGAGCGCCAGTCAGAACGGCGAGCATCTGCAAGCGCAATTGAACGCCGCGCGCGACGAGGCTTTGAATTTGATAGGTGAAGCGTGAGAGCTTTACCCATTGCCGCTTTAATCGCCGCGCTCGTCACCGTCTCTTACGATCAGCGTGTCGAGATCATGTTTGATCCGGCACGCGACGGGCCGATCAGACTACCAGCCCGCGAGCGCAAAACTGGCATGGACCTGATTAACGATGTCAATGCCAAAACTGCCAGCGTCTCAGAGTCGACGATCATTGGGCGCGGCGGGCCATTTACGACGGAGCAGTTTCTTCGCGACCTGGAAGCTGCGGGCGCCGGCTTGCCGCGCGTGCAAAAGTCCGGCTCAGAGAAGCGCACATATACAAGCGCCGCCCCGCCACCATCGCCGGCGGTCGGCATGTTTTGGTGCGACACGACAATCAATATGCTGAGGCTGTACGACGGCAAGACGTGGTCGGACCCAAGCGGAGCAAGATGCAATTAGAGAACGGCTGTCGCGCGCGCTGGCTTTCCTCCATCGTTGCACGACACGCCGGGGGCGAAGTGAACGGCACCGTCACTGTCGCGCTTCGCCCCACAAAATTTTCGGATCAGGAAAGGATCTGAAGCGGTGCCATACGAGAGCAAGCGACAATTTCACCAGCGCGCATTTCTTCGAAGCATAGCGATCGCCAGGCCGGAGCTTCGCCAGCAACCGAAATATGTCGAAGTGTCGCAACGATTGCCGGACAACGGCCGCGAATGTGAAGCGTGGGCTTGTGATTCGAGCGGCGTCTACCGGATACCCTTCAAGGTGATCTTCAAAGACGGCGCTTGGATTAACGCGAAGCATCAGAGCAAGATCGAAGCTCGCGTCGTCGGATGGAATTACATAACGCAAGATCAGGGAGAGACAGCATGACCAGCGGCGACAGAAGCGGCGGACTCGACGAGCGGGATTTTTACTTTCACGATCTCAGCGTCGGCTGGACGTACTTTCATTGCGGCGAGACTTTTCATTCCGTGGCTACCGCGACGCAACACTTCGGCGCGAAGCCGGATGCTGAGCCTGGCTGTCTACTGAGAGTCAAACGTCCCGAGCTCAGCATGCTGTACGCGCTGCGCGTAGCGGAGCAAGATCGCGACGAAGCGCTTGTGCGGCTCGCCGCGTGCGCCTTGGCCTAAGCACTGAAGACGAAGAGGAATCTGTCGCAAGATACCGCGCACAGCGCGACATCATGTTTGCCGGACTGAAGGGCCTTTCGACGGCCGAAGCATTCAAGCCGTTCGCCGACTACATGGCCGGAGGCAGCTTTAGTGCTCTGCCGGACGGCATGCCGCTCACGCCCGGCTCGCCGATGGCCAGGCGACAGATCACGATCGGCGATCTGCGCAAGCTTGCGGCGTCGATCGAAGCCGCTCCGGCCGGCTTCGTCTCAGTGGAACTTTTGAACTTGGAACGCGGCATATCCGATCGATTGAGGACGGAACTCGCGGAACTTCGCCGGAGCATGGCACAGACGCCGTAGCGCGGCCGTACAGCGTGCGCTGGCCGCGCACGCTGTCTTTGTGCCGGGGCTGGCGAATAGCACGCCCTGGCCCTGTCTGGCGCGATCTGAGCAGCCAAAAAATGAGGGGAAAGGGGACCCGCCTGCCGGATGCAACAGGCGGGCCCAAGTCTAGGGAGGAAACGCCCAAGGAGGGCAGCGATAGCGCAAGGCGCTACCGCACAGCGGAACTCTTACCATCTCAACTCAGAGAGAGCAACGTCAGAGTCGTGAGGGCGACAGTCATAACGATCGTCACGGCCGTTGCCAGGAGCCAAGGTGTGTTGCCGTCGTTTGGGTATGTCAAAGCGCGAATCTTGCACAACAGCCCGATCGTAATCAGCAGCCCGCCGGCTATCAGTCCGGCCGCTTGCGCAGAGTTGAAATCGCCTTCTCCGAAGAAACGCCAGGCCCATGTGATGACTGATCGTGCGAATAAGCCGATGTCGCAAATGAACATCGCCAGTATCAAGTCCATGTGCGGCGGAAGGTGAAACCAGTCGAGCGGGCTTAGGCCGTACTCTCGCGACGTTCGCATGAGATACCGCGTCAAGATCAGAAGAAGCAACAACTCCGGAGTGATCGCTGAGCCGTTCAAAACTTCCAGCAAAATGTTGGAGCTCATAATTTCTTCTTCTCGGGCGGAGCATGCGCTTCGGTATACCCGAGCAGCGGCGTCTTCATTTCAGTGACAGCTTCATGAACAGTCGCCACCAGCGGAATATTATGGCGCTGCAGCCATAGCGTCGCTATCACCCCCCGCACAGCATCCGTTGAAGTCGAAAATTCTCGCATCTGATTCAGCAAATCACCGCTCTCATCCATCGCGGCCGCATACGCGGAGCCGCCGCCCGATTCTGCTGAGCGACAAAGAAGACGGTTCAGAAAACCCATCATGTTTTACGCTCATTGAACAAGAAGGTTTTTAGCTCTGCCGCAATAACGATTACGCGCTCTGCCAAAGCTTCTACCTTTGCCGTCTCTGCCTTGAGATCAGCGATCAGGCGGTTGCGGTCCGCATTCATCCAAAGCAGCGCGCCGAGCTCAAGGACAGCGGCGATCGCGCCGCCTTTCGCTACCATATCGAACCACCACTCGATCGGCATGCATGTTCTCCACGATCACGGCCTCGCCAGCGTGTTCAATTTTGAACACACTGGCGATCACTTTTTCTGTCAGGCCGCGCACGCTTACTTCTTGCCAGCCGCCGCCATGTCTTCGGCGAGCGCTGCAGCAGCAGCTTCGTCGAATTCGGCGTCGAGGATCGCTTCGGCCTTTTCGAGCTCAGCGATTTGATCCGGCAACGCCGCGGGATCGGACTTCAGCGCCGTGATAACGTTCCCGATCATTGGCTTAAGGTCCTTGTAGGATGACGCGACGACGGGCGCCAAGGCAACAACAGCCTTGACGGCCATGCCGATCGCCGGCGACGAGCCTGCGATCTGCGGGAGGAATTGCTGCAGCAATCCGAGGATCGCTGGCGTGGCAGTAACAAGGCCGCTGCCCAGGGTGGCTAAAATTGCATTCATCGGCTTGCTCCGGCCGGGACGGCCGCCCCCACGTTGTAAGTCGCGAAGATTTCCTTGATCGTCGCGACGGATGAAATGACGCCGTCATAAAGACCACTCGGGCCAAGCTTGCCCGGATGCTTCTTGACGAAGTCGAGAGCCGCATTCCGTGCGGCGCGGCCTGACTTGATCGCGTTGATGATCGGAATCGTCGCGCGCGAGTCGCGGCACACCGGCCCGTTGCTGCCAGTGCAGCGCGGAAGCTTCAGATAGATTTTTGCCGTCGCCTGCACGGCATCGAAGCTGTTCGCTGCAATGAGGATGATCTTCGGGTCGATCGTCGCGTCACTGACTTTCGCGGCGATACTTCCGGCTTGCGCAATAAGCCCGCCGCTATCCGCGACGAGCGACGCAGCCGCACCGATCCTCTCGCCGAACTCCCGCGCTGGCGCGCAGCCGGCGCTCGACGTGGCGACAATCGCCATGACGCACAGCGCCGCAATCCTGTTGATGATCTTCATTTCAGTTTTACCTCCTTGGCTTTAGGCCTCGCTGGCCATCACTGCGTTTGCAGTAGCGCCATGTTTAGGCCCGGTTGTGGGAATTGGGAAGTGAATTCCCCACCTGACGGCGACGACGGCGCGGGACTTCGGTATCTTCGTGACGCAAATCGAGTCGGATTGATTGGCGCCACGGCAATAATAGTGCGTCTCGTCTTCACTCTCATAGGCTGTGACGTGATGGCCGCCCACTCGGCTGTAGACGAACACCGCGCCAGGCGTGCGCTGCGAAAGACTCATGTGCTGGCCGAAGTTCGCCCAATTGCCGGCACCCAGCAATCCGGCCGGCGGCTTCTCGCCGCCGCGAGTCGCGCAGATCCCCATACCCAATCCGCACCACGCGATCGAATCGTGCGTGTACCAAAGAACGTCAGGCCCGAGATCGGGATACTTGTTCGCGATCTCTCGCGGCCAAGCCAGGATTGCCGGGTTGTCGAGATTGCCGACGCCTTCGTGCAAGCCATTCATGGCGCGCATCTGCGAAAGCCACGGCGCGACTTTCAAGACGGACGGCAACGGCGCAACGATCGATTTGACGCTCTCCGGTATCGCATCGAGCGCAGCGGCCGTCTTCGGACCGATGAACCCGAGCGGCTGCAGGCCGTGATCCATCTGGAATTTTGTCACGGCTGTGACTGTGATCGTGAGGTAGTCACCATCGGCTACAAGCTCGCGGCCGTCGCGCAACAAAGCTTGCTGCGCAATCATCACGGCCGGATTTTTTAACATGCCAAACTGAAGCGGGCCGTGCGCCTGGACGTACTGCAGAAGACCGGACATAGGGCTAATCCTTCTTTGCTGGGACAGTCTCGCCTAAGAGCTCTGCCGCTCGAAAGGCGATAATCGGAGAATACATTTTCGCGATCTGCTTCTTGATCGTTGACACTTCTTCGGAGGTGAGTTGCGCGCCTGTGGACTTGTAGACGCTGAGCGCAAGCTGACCGCGCATCTGCGACGCCGTTTGATCGAGTCCCTGTTCGGGGAGATTGAGTGCGCGCTGCGCGATAAGGCCCAGGGTGTAAGCGACCTTTTTGAACTCGCGGCACTCTTTCCGGCCATCGGCCATTGTCACAGTGTCAGTTGGGTCAACGCATTCCATGACGACGATCGGCTTGTCGTCGGGATCAAGAATCGGCTGGGTGAAATCGATCTTGCCGCCTGCTACGGCATAGGCCGGCGCGAGCAAGACAAGCGCAGCAATCAACAGAAACTTTTTCATCTTCAGGTTCTCCATTCAGGTTTGGATTTTAATGCTTAGTGCCCGCACCATATCCCATCACCGCCGCGCGATCCACGCGTTTTAGTTATACTGGCCGCCCGTCGACGTTGAGCCTGCAGCATTGCCGGGGAGGTAAGTCGTGCTTGCGCCACCAGTGTACAGCACGCCGTTGCCTGCCACCGTGTAGCGCGTGCCGGTAGCGCTTCCGGAGAAGGTGTTGGAGTCGACAAAGGCGACGCCGACATTGCTGATGTTGGCGAAGGCGCCAGAATAGGCCGGTGTACCAGTAAGGGTGATGGTGACGCCCTCTACGGCAATCGAACCTCCCGCGGAAGCGAACCAATGCGTGGTAGCGCTCCCGCTGATCGAATAGCTTCCGGTGCCGGTTATGCTGGCCCCACCTGAAGCCTGCATCTGTCGGCTGCACGTTCCAAAGTCGACGCTATCGAAGAGAATAGAGCTAGCCGAGATGGCGACTAGGCAGCCCGCCCCCGCCCCGCCACCGCTGGCAACGAGTTGCACACCCCTCACCGTAAGATTGCCACCAGCTTGTACTTTGACCTGCGAAGTCGCTGCCGTGGAAGTGGTGAGCACAACGCTTGTCGGTGTGCCCGTGTTGCCCAACACGGTTACTGTCCCCGAGCCGACCCAAGGTCCGGTCACCAACACCGTTCCCGTGTATGTGCCGTTAGCGATCTGGATGGTGACCGCAAAAGTTTGAATGTCGAGACCGGCCACCGTATCGATGGCTTTCTGCACGGTGAGGAATGCGCCCCCCGCCGTGTTGGCCAGGCCGTTGTTCGAGTTCGATCCGTCAGTTCGAACGTAATAGGTGCGGTTGGCTGTCAGCTTTTCGCGATATACGGACGTGACGGCGGGGAAAGCCGAACTTATAAAATTCGTTCCGTCACCCAAAAGCAGATTGCCGCTCGGCGCGGCGTTGGCGACGCGAAACCCAACGCCAGCCGTGACAACTCCATTTGTCGGATCAACGACGCTGCCAACTGAAAAGCCGCCGCTTCCGAAGAATGCAAATTTTGGTGACGAACTCACCGAGGCGTCCGCAGTCGTCAAAACCTCGAGACGCGTTCCTGCGTTGCCGGTAGAGAACGCTTGATTGGCGACCATTTGAATGCCGGCGCCACCATTGTAAGACGACGTTGCTCCGGCATAGCCGAAGCCGAAAAAACCGCCGATGATATTTCCGGAGCTCAGCGCCGTCTTCGAGCCGATCGTGTTGTTCGCGCGGAAAATGTTGACGACAGGATTGCTCGCAAAGCCCTGCAGGTTCGCGCTGATCGGCCCACCGCTGTCGGCGCCGATCAGGCCCAAGCCGACGTTGCCGAACGGGTCCGCGATTCCCGTCGCCGCGTTGGCGCTGTACACAAGACCGTACTGCGGATTGCTTTCGTTGCCGAAGCCGGCTTTCTGATTCTTGAACGTCCCGAAATTTACGAGATCGATCGTGTTGTCGTTGATGCCGTAAAAAGTGAAATAGTATCCATGATGGGTCGACGTCCACGCCTGGCTTGCGAAGCCGCCGATCGCGCCGCCTTGCTGCATTGTCGTCGAGCCGGCCGTATCGATGCCGACGCCAATGAGGCCCATCACCTGATCGTTCGCCGCCAAAGGCTGCGGCGACGCGAACGTGTTGTTCAATCGGCCGAACACCGCGACCGAGTCGGAATTGGCCGCAGTCCATTCGATTCGCGCCTCGCCATTGTCCGCGCCAGCGATGTGCAGCGACGTTGTGCCGGCGGCGACCCATGTCGTTGCGTTACGGCTTAACGTCAGTCGCGTGCTGGCCGGAAGGAACCTTGCCCAGCTTCCTGCGTAAAGCGGCGGCGTCGCAACTCCGCCCGAGATCAGGGGCTGTCCGGACGCAACGTCCGGAAGCTTTGCAAGCGTCGTCGCGCCACTGGCATAGAGCAGATCGCCAACCGTGTAAGACGAATTGCCAGTGCCGCCGTTAGCCACCGGGATCGAAAAGGTATGCGCCGATATATCAAGCGAGCCGATCGCAACCCAGCTTGTGCCGTCGTAAATACTCAGAACGTCGGTTGGCGAGCCCGACGTATTGAGCCACCACTGGCCGAAGGCCGCCGCGCCGCCTGGCCCGTTCGCTGGCGCGCTGGGTCCCCAGTTGTTCGTAAACGTCGATAGCAGCGCCGGATTCAGGTAAAGGCTGGTGAACGTCGACGCCGACATGGGTCCCGACGTTGGCGTTAAGATCGGGGATTGATGCTGCGCGTTAGCCTGAGAAAATATCGACGCCAGTAGCGCCGCTGCGGCTAGGAACCTCTTCAACATAACTGATGATCCTTTACTGGCGGCCCGTGCAGTGAATGTCGAAAGCAACATCAGCGCCAGTCGGCGACGAGCCTAGCTGCACGGTATTTACTACGATCGTGGTTGATGTCTTTGTCCCGAAGTAAACCGTGTTATTTCCAACCGCCGTCCCGACACAAGAATAGTTGGCGCTTGAGAATCCGGTTGCAAAAGTCACCGTATAGACGCCATTCGAAGGATGAGCCGTCACCGATGCGTTGTAGCTCGCCAGCGTTGATCCCGTATTGGTGGCGCTTAGCCATGCTTTTATCGCGCTATCGTGGTCTTGCTGGTGCAAGGGGGTGACGCCAACGACATTGCTTGAAGCCGACTGCTGATCGGACTTTGTAGCCGCGGCATTGAACACAAAACAGTTGAACAGAATCGCATTGCCGCTGTTCGTCAGACATGTGCTCAGCGAAAACGCGCCAGTGAGTCCTGCAATCGATGTCACGCCGAAGATCGAAGAAACGTTTATATATTTGAGCGCGTTCGACGCGCCAGAGTCCCAGATCAGAAGCTTGTCAGTCCCGGCAGGCGAAGCTTTTTGCGTGAGCGACGGGCCGAAGATATCCGTCGGAGCGCCACGCGTGCCGGTAGCGTTGCCGAGCAGGGAGAAGCCGCCTACCTGCGGCGATCGCGCGCCAGCCATGTAACTGACGACTTGCCACGCGCTACCGCTGAGATGCACAGCGATCGCGATGTCGCCGCCAGCAGCCGCAATGTTCGTATTGCCTGGCAAGAAGAGGCTGCTGCTGTTCACCAGCGTTGGCGAGTCGCCGAAGTAAATGATTTTGACTGAGCCGATCTGTGCCGAGGATCCGAACGTGTTGATCGTGCTCGACCCGCTGACGATAACAAACGATTGCTTGACTGCACCAAGATCAGTCGTCGAAGCCGCGAGCACAGTCGCCGTCGTGATGCCGCCGCCGATCTCGCGCGTAATCAGGTGATTCGTTGCGTCGACAAACCAAAGATTGAGCCAAGTGGTGCCGTCGTATTCCTGAATGTACCCGGTCGACGTGTTGTACCAAAACATGCCGGCCGATGGCGAAGGCGGCGCTGTCGCTCCGGAGAACAGCGACAGAATCGATTGGTTGCATGCGTTGATGTCGTTGACCAGCACTAGGCCGGAGACTGTGCCGGTGGTCGGCATGATGCACGAAGCTTGCGAAGCGAGCGCCGGCGCCGACGCAAGAATCACCGCGGCAAGAATCGCAACGCCGGCAATGATTGATCGCGCGCGCGCAGCGAGCTTGTAGAGATGCTGCATTGAAACCACTCCCTCAGTAGCCTTCGACGACGATATCAACACCCGTGACCTGGACATGCAGCCCTGTACCATCTTCCATGTGAAACGTCACCTGCGATAGCGAGAGCGCGTCGATCACGTAGACTACACCCGCATGCCCGGCCCAATCCATCGACAAAGTCGGCAACGGGTGATTGAACGTCCCCGCCACCAGTGGGCCGCCGTTGAACGGCTTCGCCGCCGTCGCGTCGTCGGGCTCAAAGATGATCGTAAGGCCGCCAACCGGCACAGTGTTTCCGACATAGTGATCGATGCGAGCCGGAATCGAAACTTGGACGATAAGGCTCTGAAGGTACGCAATGATGTTGGGCTGCAGTGTGGAAAATTTCACCTGATATTCGATGTACTGCGCGCGATAAACGCCAGGCACGTAACGCTGCCACGGTCCCCATTCGATGCTTGAGTCGAAGAAGTCGCCTTCGGCAAACATGTCGCTGGGAGCGAACATGTCGTTGGTGGCGTTTGTCCCTGTCCTGATCTCGACCCACACTTCGACGAACGCCGACGATCCGGTGCTGAGAATATCCGGATTATTGAGAATGTCCGGATCGGTCAAAACGTCAGAGCCTACGGGTATCCCCGCCGTGCTCCATGTGATGTTGACTGAGCAATCCGCAACATAGCCGACATTGAGAACGGCCTCGACCGTGTTCGCGATGTACGTGCCGGAGAGCGCGATGCCGCCGCTGTTCAAGATGTCCGGATTCGTCAGAACGGAAGGATCGCTGAGAATGTCACCAGCGCCGGCCAAGCGCAGCACGGAATCAGGATCAACGCCCTCGCGGCCAACATTGAACATCGCGCCAGGCCAGCCGATCGCTTTGAAGTCGACCGTCTGCACGATGTTCGTCGTGAGCATGTTGCCTTGAATCGTGATCGATACGGGGTCCTCGCCGTACACGATCAAGCCGGCAACCGGCTGGCACGTCGGCATGATCCAGTAAGTGCCAGCGCCGAACGCGACGAGCGGCGGGTGAGCCTGTGTGCCGAGCTCTTGCCCGCCCTCGAATGAGTCACCTTTGCGAACGACGTAACGGATGCCCGATCTGAAGTCGTCGATCTCCTGCCACCAAATCTCGGCAAAGCCATCCTTGAAAACAGTCCGCACTTGCGTCACTGGCGGAAGCGGCGACGCCAGCGCGACTCCGGTGATTTTGTAAGTGTACGCCGGCACGTCGGCGAGCGATTGGACTGTGACGCCCCAAATATTGAAGGGGAGGAACTTCAAATAGATGGTGGCGCCGATGCGAGTCTGATCGAACGGCACGCGCATAATCCCATTGTCGATTCGCGCGAACGGCTCGCCGGCCGCGTGATTCGCAATGATGTTTTCCGTGCCGTAAGCGCCGCGAACTAAATAGGTCAAATCGTATTTGTTCGGGCCTGTCAGCGTCGCCGTTTGATAGGACACGATCTCGCCGTTCACCCAGCACGCCGTATTTAGATTCAGCGCGTCGGCTTGCGTGCCGGACGCGAGCGCGCCGGCGCTTTCCGTAAGATCAACGCTGAGCGTGTGAGCGGCATCGATCGTCTGGCCAGTCGGATTCGCCGGCACGGCCGCGAGCGGCGCTGTCAGATAGCCCATCCGCGCAGAGCCGAATTGCCGGCCGCCTGGCACTCGCGAATATGTCTCGCCGTCGTAAGAGATATAAGCATCGCAGCCGCCGTACAGCGTCGTGTTGACGCCGGAGACTGCGGCCCAAACCTCGAGACCGCCGGCAAGCTGATCGGTAGGCTCAAAAATAAACGGCGGGTTGACGCCGCCAGGATCGGCGCTGTAATTCGGCTTGCTGCCTTTCGCGACTTGCCGCCCATACTCCGGAGCGGAAGCGGTGCCTTGAAGATATTCTTCGACGAGAAAGTTGAGTGAGCGATCCTGATTCTCGGCAATGTCGATTATGCGGACCCACTGCCGAAACAAGCCGAGTTTTTCATCGGTGATTGTAACGATGTCGCCGGGATCGAGCAGGATGTATCGCGGCCGGAGCGTGTAAGCATACTTGTTGCTGATCTGCTTTCTGCCGAGTCCAAGCTGCGCGGCCATCTGAGCGGCCGCGCCGTTCTGGAACCAATGCCATTGCTTAACGCCGTCAGAACAGCGCTCGCCGAACAGCAAGATCGCGCCGTCGTCCGGAGCCGACAGCGATGCTTGATTATAATCGGAGCTACGGTCCAGAAATTCGACTTTGACAACGTTGTCTTGCTTGCGCGATGGCGTCTGTTGCCCGGAGACAGGATCGGCGTTCGTGCCGCCGAAGCTCGCTTGATTCGGCAAAAAATCGGTATCGTCGTGATCGTAAATCGGCGCGTCGGGTGGATTGTAGACGTGCCCATTGCCGGCAACAGCCATGTCGCCGCGCGGGACGATCTTCAGCACGGACTCGGACCAAACAGGCATCACGTTGAGCGATGTCAGAAATTCCTGCAGGAACGCCGAAGCCCTCGTCGGTGCCGTGAGCGCGTAAGAGACGAGAAGATTCGAAGCGAGAAGATAATTCTGCGCGTCCGTCCAGTCGCCGTTGTATTCGGCAAGCCAGCCGGCGACCCCGCTGTCGGCGTTCGTCAAAAAGTCCGCAGTCATCAACATTGCATCGGCGTCGGGTTGCCCCGGCACTGAGTTTGCGATCACGCCAGTGACCTCGAACGTCCAATTCGGCAACTCCGCTCCGGAGCCGAGATTGATGTTGCCGGCGAGATACGCCGTCAGTCGATACGCGAACGCTTGATCCGGATGATTGCTCGTCAGATATGACCACGGCAACTGAGCTTGATCGCCAAGAAAGACACCGAAGTTTGTATTGCTCACTGTCAGTCCGGATGGTGGCGGGGGAGGCCCGCCACCGCCGCCGGCAACGTCACTGATCGTTGTTCTCGCCTTGCTTGCCCACATGACGGGGCCGATCGCCGCGACGCGCTCGCCGATCGCGAGCTCAACGGATGCGAAGTAATTGAAAGAGCTACTTGTCGAAGCTGGCGCTCCGAACAAACCGCCCTTGCCGCCCGAGGATCCTCCGGACTGTACGGTTATGGCATAAAAATCGCCGTACCAAATCAGATTGCCGGCAACGCGCGTGACGCCCCAAATGCGCGCACGCGCCAGCCCTTCGATCGAAGTTTGAATTCTCAGCGACGCGTCAGGCGTCGGAGCGGGGGTGTCAGGCGCGGTTGTCCGGAAGATCGAAGTCATACGCGCTCACCATGCCGAAAAGATTTTCTTCCGTGCATGAACGATCAACCCGAATTCGGTTTCGGCGCCTTCGACGACGCAGCGTGACGGCGCGTAAGCGTGGACGATTCTCAGCGGCGAGAGCTCAGTCACGATCGCGCCATGCGCGAATTGCTTGCCCTGGAAGTAGAGAATGATATCGGCCGGCTTCGGCTCGCTCACTTCTTTGCCGCCGTTGTCGGCGATCGCCTTCTCATACAACGGATCGTCACTGTGCAGGTGCCATTGATCGGAATAGTGAGCGACATCGATCGGAGCCTTGACTCCGGCTTCGGTGAAGACGAGCGCCAGCAACGTAGCGCAATCGACGCCGACGCCCTTCAGCTTTCCGTTGCTGTGGTACTTCGTCCCGATATAACTGCGCGCCGTCGCTATGACGGCCGCGCGCTCTGCATCTTCGGACATTTTTACACCGCCGTTTCGGCCGCAGGAATTTCAGTGAAGCCGCCATAATTGAGCTTGTTGTTGAACTTGTTGGTGCAAGTCGTAACCGATTTGTCGCAGCCGGGATAGGCCGTAACATGATCGCCATCGGCAATATTGAACGGCAACGGGGCGAGCAGCGTGAGCGCGCCAGTCGCGCCGACTGAGGATCTTATCATCATGCGAAGTCCCGCGTTGTCGCCGCTGGTAAAGACGAGATTGCCCAGCGCATAGTAATTGTCGGCGCGCGACAGATCGGAGATCGAAAGTAATTGCGTGCTGGTGTGCGAAGTGACGACGGCGTTCGTCGCGAACAGCGCTTTGTTCAAGGTGCATTGCGGACTGTAGAGCGCATAGCGGCATTGCGCCGTGTACAAATTGCGCGGCTGATCGCTGTCAAGCAACTCTCGCGGATCGTTGATGTTGATCTGCACAGAACTCCGGCCGAAGTCTATCTCCGCGGTGCGGCCGAAGAAAACGTTAATGATGCCGTCCGGAACGATTGAGAGCGTCGGCACAATGGGCCAGGCGGCGATATACCCACGATCAACACGGCACGTCGACTCCTGAAGGATGCCGGCGCGCACGGCGTACAGCCACGGCAGAGCTCCCAACGTGTCGGTGTCGCGCGGCATCACAGTGAATGACCAAGACCCCGTATCGAGCCCAACTGTCCAATGTGCGCGCGGGCCGGAATCTCCGGCTTCGTCGATCGCGATGCCGCCTTGCGATCTCGCGCACAGCCATGTATGGCCGCCAAACGAGACATCGAAAGCGCAGTTCGCATAGCGGAGCACAAGGCCCGACGACAGCGTGAACGTATAAAGATCAAACTGCTCGAAAGGCAGATTCGACGCGAACAGCGCGAGCAACGCGGGACTGGCCGTCTTCATTGCGGCACCGAGGAAAACTTGACGGACTTCGCTTCCCACAGCCCCTTGCCGTTCAAGTATTGAAATTTCGAAAACTCTAGCTCGTCTTCGTCGAAGCAACACAGCCAATTGTAGGAAAAATCCGCAGTGATGACCGCGCCGACTGCAGGCGGCACAACAAACCTGATCCCGTAAAAAGTGCCGTATTGCGAGGTGAGCAACTGCGTAGTGTCGCCTGGACCTGTCGCGACTCCATTTTTATAAACGGTTGTGGTCGCTCCTATAGCGTCCTGAATCGGAACAGCATTATTGACAATCGCCCGCACGAACCCGAAGTCCGTCGTCACACCGTCGCCGATGCCGATCGTTTGGCCAGCAATATGATTATCGTCCGGATCATTGAAGTGAAACGGCAAGCCTTGGCCGAGTCGGCTTTCGTAAAACGACATCAATGTCTGAATCTCTTGAAAAGCATCCGCTGCGCGCAAAAATTCAAACGGCAGATCGAACCGATAGATCGGATAAGGCTGGGGCGATTGGCGCGTCGAATTGCCGGCGACGGCTCTGTGAACGATCGTCGCGAATGCCGGCTTCTTCTTTACCGGGAAAGACAGGCCAGGCAGAGTTGGGAGCGAAGGAATGACCATTATCTCTTACTCGGGCTCAGCGACGCTTTTCCCTTTAGCGCATCTGCCATCAAGCCGGCATGATCGCGGAAGAGCCGCGCGATCGACGGCCCATCGATCAGCATGCCATGAAAATGCATGCCTCCGCCACTACTGCCGTTCGGCCCACCGCCTTGCATCGCATCACGCACAGTGTCGGCGACGGGCTCGGGCAGAACCATCTCCCTCGGGTGAAGCTGCCACAGCCCGCCAGTGACATCATACGCGCCGCCTTCGGCTGAGCCGACGATCGATAACGCCGTTGCTTCGACGCCGGCCGCAACGCCAGCGGCGGCGCCCGGAGCGGCCGGACCCATCAATGGGGCCAGGAAAGCCGACACGCCAGCAAAGACACTGCCGATGCTCGCGGCAATGTTTTTCAGTATCAGCGGAAGCTGCGCGGCGGCTTGCGCCGCTGAGCTCGCGGCGACAATCCCCGTCTTCGCGGCTTCCGCTTCCGTCGTCGTCGCGACTTCGGCCGCTTTGCCGAGAGCCCACTGCACAACCATCTTTTCGACGGCTTGAATGAAGAAGATAATCATGTCGCCGAGGATCGTCTTAAACGCCTGGCCGAACGACACTGTGCCGGCGAGCATACCGCGAAGCTGCGAATTGAAAGACGACTGCAGCGCGTCCGTTACCTCTTTCCATTTCTCGACTTGGCTTTTGACCTGATCCTGAGTGATCTTCAGCGACTCCATCGCATATTTTTGGTCGAGCGCGAGCAGAGCCTTGTTGACTTCGGCTCGCTTCTCCGGCTGGCCGGCGTACAGCGCGAGCTTTTGAGTAAGCAGATTTTTCTCGGCTTCGTACTCTTGCGAGAGCGCTTCGCGCAGCCGCGTCGTCTTCTCTCTTTGGCTGATCTGGAACGTGTCCAGATCAAACTGATAGATTGATTTTCGACGCTCGTATGAGGACTGCATTAACGCGATCTGCGCATCTAGATTCGTCGCCAGCGCGGCGATCTGATTCGCAATGTTGAAATTGATCGCTCCGGCGTTCGCGCCGCCCTTCTCTTCGCTCGCCGGCTTCGGATTCAGACTTTCGACGACAGCTTGCGCGGCCATCTTGAATTTCAGCATAAGCAAGCCGAGCTCTCGCCGACGCTGTTCGAGTTTTTCGTTGCCTTCCGCTGCGGCCTGATCGGCGCTCAAATACTCAGCGCCGAACCAGCCGGCCAAGCCGCCGCCTACCGCGCCCAGCCCAGCGCCGACAGGGCCGCCGACGACAAAGCCGCCTACAGCGCCGCCTGATGCGCCACCGGCTGCAGCCGCGGCCTTGTTGGCGAACGTGTCGAGCTTATTCGTCATTTGCTCGATCGCGCCCATGATCGTGATCGCGAACGTGCCGAGTGTCCCCATGATCGAAACGAGCGCTTCGGCGATCTTCTGTGCAGCTTTGACGATCGTCTCCGAATCGATGCTCTGCAGCAACTTGCTGAAGGCCGTGATCGCGGCATCGATCGCCGGCTTCAGTACAGTGAAGACGCGAGCGCCGAAGCTTTGCAGACTCAAGCCGAGAATGCTGATCTTCGTGTTCGTGTCTGCCATGCCTGGAATCGAAGCGGCCAGGCCTTGGCTCGCTTCTTTGATGATCGCTTGGTACTTATTCCAGCCTTCGACGCCCTCGCGCAGAATCGGGACCAAGTTCGCGAACGATCGTCCGCCGATTTGCATCAACGCGTTTGTCAGATTCAGGCTTGGATTAAACTTCTCGACAGCGCCGGCGATCTTCAGGAAATACTGATCGATCGGAAGCCCGACAAGATCCTTCGCGTTGAGCCCGAGCACCTTGAGCGCCTGCGCTGTCGGATCAATTACGCTGCTCGCCGCGCGCTGCACGTTGAGCGTCATGCGCTCAACACTCATTGAGAGAGCTTCAAGCGACGTGCTTGTGATTCTCGCCATTCCGGAAAGCTGGACGATCTGTTCCGCGTTCGCGCCCAGGCGGTAGCCGGTCACTTCCAGCCGCTCGCCGAGCTCGCTCATTTTATTGACGAACTCGACAAAGCCGGCGAACGACAAGCCGATGCCGAAAATCTCGAGCATCGATTTTGCGCCTTCGGATACTTTATCCGTCGACTCTTTGATCGATGCGAGTTGGTTTTTTACTTCGGAGACGCCGTGAACGAGTCCATCGATCTTCGCGCCGAAACTAATCTGGACTTCATCTGCCATCGCGCAAACCTTAGTGACGTCCCGCTCCGGGTATCTTGCCCTGGGTTGCGGCCCACAGTCGCTCTGCCTCTTCGCGCGTCGTTATCAGGTTCGCCGGCTCGCTCCTCGCCTTATACACTCCGGAGAATGCAGCGACCACCTTGAAAAGCGGTGGCGCTATTTTCCATGTGCGGCGGAGAGATGCGATCCTGCGCGAGTCGATCTGATCTAACACAGTATCCCACGACAGGCCCGTCTCTCTCACGATCTCCGAAATGAAATCGTCCCACTCGTCGTTAAATTGCTCAACGGTTAAGACTCTGTGGGCGCCGCCGGAGCTTCCCCCGTTATGGAAACCCTTTCGAACTTCACGCCGGCCGCTTCGGCAATCGACATGAACGCTTCAAGCAATTCGTCCGGCAGGATGGGCAGATCATAAAAGGCGTCGAATTCGAGTTCGGGATAAGCCCGCTGCAGGCCGAAGTGAACGCCGCGGTAAAGCTTTTCAATGTTCTGCTCAATCTTCTCCGGCTCTGCCGGCCGCATCTGGCCAGTCACCGGGTCGCGCTCGCCGCTCAGCAAGTTGCCGATGATATCCTTCATGCCGATCGTGTGAGCCGTGAACTTGGCGATCACGCGGCCTGACATCGGCGCGATCGCCCATTCGTGCGGCTTCTTGTTGCGATCTTTGCCGAGCTTCACGCGCGGCGCGATCGTCTCGTCTTGCCACTCTGGAGGAATCGGATAGTCATCGATCGTCTTCGGCTTCGCCGCCGCTTCAGGTTGCGTCGTCAATTTTCAATCCTCCCGTGGGTTAGGAAATTTCAGGCCACACGAATTCATAAACATTGTCGGCGGCGTCGGCGCCCACGTCGAATTCCATGTCAGGCATAATGAAGTCTTCCAGCTTCGACGCCAGCGAAAATTTTGATCCGACACAGGAGAAGACGCGGCACGCGAACGGCTTTTGCGTCGGCTGCGCAACCGAAGTCCAATAGTCGAGACGGAACGTCGGCGTTTGACCGATCGTGGCATTCTTCACGATCATGCTTTGCCCGGCCGTCGTCGTCTTAGTGTAGGTAATCTGCACAGCCGCGAGCGTGTCGCCGGCTGCGAAGACGTATTTGCCTTTGTTCGCTCCCGAGATCGTCACGCTGTAACTGCCGACAGCCTCAGAGCCGGCAGTGACGCGCTGAAGCGGAATGCCGGTCAAAGCATACTTCACGCCGAGATCGCCTTCGAACGTCGCGGCATCGGTTACGGTCACCGTGTAGGGCGTCCCCGGCACGGCTTGCGCTTCGTCGATATTCCAGACGAAGCCGCCAGGCGTGAAGCTCTGCCCAAAAAATACGTTGTTCCATGCGAGGCCAGACAACGTTGCTGCCTTGATCTTGCCGGTGACTTTGATCGTCCCCTGCGCGACGAGCAGCGCGAACTTCTTCTGTCCGAAAAGCGATTTGTTCGTCGCCGTCGTGTCGAGAGAAAATTCCTGCGCAAAACCGATGTTGACGGCCGGCGCGTTGGCGATGTCCGTGCGTGTGACGATCAGGATACCGGGGCCGAATGCGGCGATAGGGCTTGACATGAGCTCGTCTCCTTCGAAGCGATCTTCAGGGGATCAAGATTTTTACTGGGATAGTTTGCATCGTGAGTCCCGTCGGATCAATGTCACCGGAAATCAGTTCGCCGATGCCCTCAATCCAGCAATGCCGGCACAGCTTGCCCAGCGTGAGAGTATTGGTCGAAAAATCGTCCGGCGTAAATGTGCTTTCGACGAGCTCAACAAGATCGTTCAACGCCACTGAGCCGGCGACGGTGATATCCGCGCCGTCCGGCGTGTTCGCTTTCGGCTTCAGCGCATAGATCACAAGCGTAAAGTTGAGTGTGCGGACGGACACGCCGACGCCAGGCCCGCGCTGATCCCACTTCGTCTGCCCGCTCTCACCGAAGCCGACGCCTTCATAAAGATACAGCGCTGGGAACGCGGGCGGGTCCCCCTGATTCGAGCCTGTCAGCTTGGCCAGCAAATCGATATAGGTTTCGAACGTGCGGCTGTACGTCGCGAAGTTAGCGCCACAAATCGACTGCTCGCGCGCGAGCAGTGCATCTGCGATCGGGTTACGCACCGGAATAATTGGCATCACGCCTCAATCGGTTTCATAATCGCGTCCGTCTCGCGCTGGCGAATCTCGGCCCACATGTCGTCAAGCGAAGATTGCATGTAGGAACGGCCGCCGAAGCCGGGGTGGTGTACGCGCTTGAACGCAACATGTACCCCAAGCTTAGCCCAAAAGAAATAGAGCACCTTGGCGTGCTTGGCCACGATCTCATGTGGGACAGAGCCGCTTTCCAGGGTGTGCGCAACGATGTTCGGAAAGCGATTGCCGTCAATGTAGACGGTGCCGAAAATCTCGCGCGTGTTCTCAACCATCTTCGCGCGCACCGCCGGCAGAATGTGAGTCGTCGTCTTGAACAGCACGCCTGGCTGCAGCTTCGCGCGGACGCGAGCCGCCAAGTCTTTCGTGAGCGACGGGATCTCTGCGCGCAGCGCCGCACGAATGTCTTCCGGAAGCTTCGAATACTTCTTGACCGTCTTGCCGTCGACCGTGACGGTGAGCATGTCTACCACGTCGGACCCCTACCCGGCTCATTGCCCACTTCGTTGTCGACAGGCGCGACAGGAAGCCAGTTATCGGTCAAGCCGATCATAAATTGCGGCATCACACGATCGGCGTCCGCATTCTGATCGCTCTTGTCCATGCGCGAGAGCCCACCGGCGATCGGCGCGCCCTTTCCGGTAAGCTTCGCGCGAATGTCGAGCTCGTCGGCTCGCGCGGCGAACGCGCGTTGCCTGGCGCTGTAAGTTTTGTGCAGCAAGCCTTCGGTGACATCAACGTCGCGAGAATACTTCGCCGCGATCATCCTGCAGCAATCGGCGGCTGCGGCGTAAATATTCGGGCGCCGCGCGACAGCAAAAGCGATCTGTTGATCCCAAAGAAGCTGATCTTTGAAGTTCACGTCGGCGATCAGCGTCCGGACTTGCATCAGTTTGTTCGTCGGCGACGTGCCGACAAGCTGGTCAGGATCGTAAGTCCAAACGCCGACTCCCATGTAACACCCTCAGTTCGCCAACGGCACGCCGTTGATATCGATCGCCAGCGTCGTCGAGCCGGCATAGGTGCCGACTGTCGTATATTTGACGCGAAAAGACGTGCCGAGAATCCCATCCTTCGCCGTGTTCGCCGACAGCGTGCCATCGGTCGCGACGTATTGCGTCGTCACTGGAGTCGACGACGATAGATTGTAGACAACGCGCGCGCTTGCCGTCGTGAAGTGACAGTTCGCGATATCGGTCCACGTTGAACCATCGAGCGTCGTTTGAACCCATGCATCGGCCGAAGTGCCGCCCGAGCCATAAGTGAACTTGCACTGCACGCTGATCGATGGCGGCACAGATCCTTTTGAGACCTGCAGCGCGGCCGTCGTCTGTGCGGAGACGGCCGTCGTTACCGCAATCGTGCCGAGACTTCGACCGATCGCCGGAGCAACCGTAAGAAGTGAGCACAGCAGCAAAACTAAAAAGCGTTTCATGCGACCCCGCTCCTTACAAAAATCAGGCGCTCTTGACGCCCATGTTTGACTGCCACAGTCCGTTGCTGCTGCAGGTGTAGACACATCGATTGCCGTTCGTAAGCACGACGCCGACAGCGGTCGCAACGGCGTCGATCGTGTCGATGCCTTTGCCGAAAACCTGCGCGGCCGCCGCGCCGTCGTGAACAACGATGCACTCAAGCCCCGCGAGAGCCGGAGGCAGCAACACACTGTCGGCCGCCGTCGCGCACACGCTGATACGATTGAGTCCGTAAGCAAGCGCCGTCGCGCTCGCTTTGCCCCCGCCAGCGTGTGCCGTGATCGTGTCTTTCGACGCGCGCTGCAAAATTTGAATGAGAAGCCACTTCTCAATCCTCTTGCCGAGTGAACGATCAAGCCAGCCCATGACGAAATCTCCTTCGTTGGTTTTTGCTCTCAGGTTTCGATCGGCCCGTTCGGCTGCTGATCTTCAGCGCCGGGCTCGGGCTTAGGCGGTGCTTTGGCGCGGCTAGTTCCAGCCTTCTTCGCGCGGCGAGTTCCGCGTTTTGCCGATCGCCGCTTCGACTTCGCTTTACGCCGGGGCTTCTTGTCGTCGGAAGCGTCGCCAGACGGCTCAGCGGAAGCGCCAGGCTCGTTATTTTTCGCCGGCTGCAGCTTTGCCGTCTCGACTTCCGCAAGCGCCTGGGCCTCTTCTCTGCCAAGCCCTTCGGCTAAAATTGTGCCCTGCAGCACGGTGTACTTGCCGAACGCTTTCGCGAAGACGTGAATAGTGCCAGCCGACGCCGCGTCGGCGGCTGCCTGGCGCTTGCCGCCCTTGCTGCGAACTTCGACGTGCTTCGGAAAGACGCTGATCTTCCGGTTTTCGATCAGCGCGTTGCGATTCGCGGCTGGCATCCTCTGCAGAACAGCAAGCGGTATCTCTTCGCCGTTCGTAAAGACGCGCGTGCCGGCAGTGATCTTCGCGTTCGCGACGCCGGACCCGATCTGCTCAATCGACATAGGTCGCAACATGATGAATCTCTCTCAGGTTTCAGGATTTTGAAAACGTGCCGCCCGCCTCCTGAATGACGGACGGCACGCTCCACTTTGATCGGCCGCGCTCACAGCCGCTCAAAACCTCACGCAACGATATTGCTGAAGTAATAGCCGAGATCAGCGCCGACCAATTGCATGTCGAAAGCCATCTCGGTTTCGGTGCGCACCGTCTTCACGCCGCGCCACGGCATCGGGATTTGATACGTCGCGACGCCCATGTTGTTCATGCCTTCGCCAAGTCCCGACCATGCGAACGTATAGCCGGCAGTCGGCACCATGATTCCAGGCGCGGGCGCCGTGTAGCAAAGCAGCGCGCTCTTGCCCATGACGAACGCCATGTTCGCCGCCTGGCCTTCGGCCGCCGTGTTGTAGACGGCTTTCGAGACGAGAATGCGATCGATGTCGAATGCTTCGGCGAGAAGCTGTGGCGTGATTTTTCCAGCGAACGCCGGGTTCGTGTACTTGATCCGATCGATGACCAGCGGATGTTTCCGGAGCGCCTGATACACCGGATAGGACATCACCAGCGTGTTGGGCTCCATTCCGGTATTTTGCAGAACGGTGGTTTGCCCAAGCGCGATGTCGGAGAACGGATCGCCGTTCGCGTCGTCGCTCCACAGATACACCGGCCCGCCGGCAGCGCCGACGACATCGGTGCCCCAAATGCCGGTCTTCATGTACGTTGCCATGAAGATACGATCGCGCCGGATCAGCATTTTCTGCATCAACTGCCGCGTCGCGACGATATCGAGATCAACAGATTCGTCGGCATTCGCGCGGACCTGCGCGCCGATGTCCTGATGCAGTGCCCAAACCTTAGCGGAGTAAGTCTGGGTCGCGAGATTGACGCCGGTGCCGGCCGACTCGGTAGCGTCGGCGCGCAACTGCGCTTCGTCGCGGAAGAAGTCAGCTTTCGACCACACGAAGTAAACGTCGGTCTGATGCTTAACCGGGATCAGAGGAAAGACTTTGTCGGCGATGTAGACCGACTCATCTTGCCAATAGGCAACTGACACGTCCGTTAGCGCTCGGCTTACATGGACGTCACCCACTGTGGGCTGTGGCATTTTTCGACTCCAAGAGTTAAGCCACGCTTCAGGGGACGTAGCGGGATTGCTTGCCCAAGGCAGTTAGTTTTTCGGACGCCGCCGGGCGCGCGGCCGAAACATTCAAAAACGATCAGGGCGCGACGACGCGCGCCTGCAGAACTTCGACGGTGCCGACATCGCTGAGCACGCCAGCGACGATCGCCTTTGCGCAAGCGAGTTGGCCTGTCGTCGCCGTCACAAGGCGGCCTGACGAGTCGGTTGTCAGAAAATCCTTCGCCGTGACGGTGCCGCCGAAAACAGCTTTCGAGATGCCAGAATAGCAGACATCGGCGGCTTCGCCCTGCTTCGGCTTGTTCTGCAGGATGCCGTAAACATCCGTGTTCGCAGCGTTGGCCAGCAACACCGTGCGATCGGCCGCTGTCGATTGCTTGACGGCAAGAAACTGGCCACTGCCGTTCGGACCGGCCAGGCCAGCGGTATTCGACAAATCTTGTCCGGCGACTGAATTGCCATCGCGGATCATGACGCCTTCGACTGCCATGTCGTGTTCCTTTGTTTTCGATTGAAGCTCTAGCGTTTTGTCCTAGAAGCGGGGCGCAATCGGCGCGCCCCGCGGCGATCGTTGTTGACGGAAGATCAGGCCGCGCGACGACGCGCGAGAGCTTCCTCTTTCTTGACTTCGGCGACGAGATCGGCATTCGCCGGGTTCGTCATCACCTTGGCCCTGGCCTGCTGCGGCGACAGCGACGGGTCGAGTTTGCGGAGCTCTTCGCCCTTCGCGACGACTCGATCGTAAGCCGACGCGCCGGTCTTGTTGATGTTGTTGTCGCCGAACTCTTCGAAGATTTTGCCGGTGCGCGCCTGCTCGACCAGTCCCTTGATGAACTCGCCGTGCTTCTTGATGGCATCGGCGTCGCCCTCGAACGCTTTCATCATGACTTCGCCGTGGCTCTCCGGCAAGCCGAGATCGGTAGCCTGCTTTTTGAAAGTGGCGAGCTTGTCGGCTTTCGTGAGCGTCGCAAGCTGCTCGCTCAGCGTCTTGAACAGCGGATTGTCGGCGAGCGCTTTCGCGACGAGCTTGCCCACATCCTTCTGTTCGTCAGGGTCGACAGCCGGCTTTTTCTTCGGCGGGAACTCTTTGATAAACGCGTCGCGCTCGTCGTCTTTCTTCGCCAGGAATTCGTCGAGCTTGGCGCCTTCGAGCTCAGCCTTCTTGATGTACTCCTGATGCTCCGACTTGGCTTTGAGCACCAGCACGCCGCGCTGCGCGTCGGTTGCGACTTTCGTCAGATCGTCGATCGTCTTCTGCAGCCCGGCTTCCTTCAGTAGGGCCGCGGCCTTCTCCGCATCTGTCATGGTAGCTCCCTTGCTTACCGGGGTGATGGCCGTAACCGCGGCCTTGAATGCATCGGACTTCGCGGCCGGCACAAGCTTGCCGAGAAATTCGATGCACTGATTCAGACTTGTTTCGAGCGCCGGCTGTTGCTCTGCTTCGGCAAAGTTCTTTTCGATCTCCGCAATGGACTTCGCCATTGCACTCTGCGCAGCCGCGACTTTCTGCACGTCGGCGCCGCACTGCACGGCAACAGTGAAAATGTTGCTGCCATCCTTGCTGAGGAAGTTCGGCAAATCGAGCACGTCGCTTGCGCTGCGATCGATTTTCATCAGAACGATCTTGACGCCTTCGCCAGCGCCGCGCGCAACGCTGCTCACTTCGCCAATCTTCAAACGATGCAACAGGTTCACTTTGTCAGGCATGGCCCGCTCCCTGGGGTTAAAGATTCATCAGATCGTCGACGGATATGCTCGCGCTCTTACCACCGATCGAAAATTCCTTCAATTCGCCGCTCTTGTGCCTGGCCCAAATATCGTCGCCGACTTTGTAGCCCACCCACCATCCGACGATCTGCTCTCCGCTCGCGGCATCTTTGATCGTGATGCCAAGTGCGGCCTGTTTCTCTTTCGTGAACACGATCGACTCGACGCATTTGCCGGTGCCAAGGATCTTGTGGCTGTCGCCGTGATCGCGAGCTTCCAGCATGTACTCATAAGCCGCCCGTTCTAGCTCTTCGGGCAGGATCATGTCACCTTGCTTGTCAATCACCAAATAGTCGCCTTTTTGGACAACCGACGCCCAGCCGAAAATCAACTGCTGATCTTCGTCCGTTTTGCGGATTTGGAACGGCAGTTCCCATTCGACTTCTTTCGCAAGCGACGCGTCTTCGCCTGATAGCCGGCAATATCTGCAGGCGATCGTGTTCTCGCCATCGAGCCACGACGCCGTTGCACGGTGGTTGCCGTCCGCGAGATAATTCTTGCTGTCATGCCGCACGACGACGGGGAGCTTGTCCGCGCCGTTCGTCCGTATCGATTCGACTTTGTCCGGCGATACGCGTGGCTGAATTGCGATCAGCGACTTGATCGGAACGTCGCGCTGCTCAAGATCATCGGGGCTTGTGAGCGCCGACAGGAAGCGACGCTTCTGCGCATCGGGGATTTTGTCGAGCGCTTGCGCGTCATACGGGAACGGGGTGTGAGCGCCGCCGTCTTTGTGGGGCTTCAGCACGCGCTCGGCTTTTGAGATATCGATGCCGTTCGCTGCAGCAAGAGCGTCGGAAAATAAGCCGGACGATCGACTCAGAACCTTCGCGACATCGGCCGGCACAATCAAGCTGTCGAAGTCGACGCCTTTCGCGAGCGTCGCCTGGCGAGCCTCAGCTTCGACATCGAAGGCCAGGGATTTGCCCTTTGGTTCAACGACGGCTTCGCCGTCAAGCGCCGTATTGAAGTCGACAACAGGAAGCTTCCGCTTGCTGTCGCCAGTGCTGGCAATGTGTACGTCGCCAACGCCGATTGTTTTGGCCGCAGCTTCTTCGCCGATCGCGGCCGTGAGATACGACGCGAAGTTGGCGTCGCGCTGCCCGAGCACTTTCAAAAGATCAGGTGAGATGTTCATGCCGCTTCTTCCTCCACAGGGGTATCAGGAACCATGTCGAGATCAGTTTCGTATTGCACGGTGCAGCGACAGTTCGGATGCACCGGAGGATCGTCAATCGGACCGTCCTCGCTTTCGAAGTCGTCACTTAATCCCACCCCATCGGGGTTCATGTCAATGATTGAAAGGCAGATTGGGCAGGTTCTCTCGTCGCGATCGATAAGCCAAATACGCTTTACGGCCGCTTCCGGAATGACGCCGCGCTCTGCCGCCTGGGTGTAACTGTCTCTCAATCCGGCGTTACCGGCGCGCAGCGATTCGGTGCGCGCGATCGTTGATGCACGGTGGTCGAGGTAGTTTTCTAGGTACGCGTCGACAGCTTCTTGAATCAAACTATCGTCCAGAAACTCGCCGCTGTCGATCGCGTCCTGTATCGCGCTGTCAAACGACGTGTCGCGCAGAGCTCGCCCAAGTGCGTTGCTGTCCAAGTCCTCGAGCGCGCGCCGGTAGCTCGCGACGGCTTGCGCCTGATTCGGCGTGAGCGAGATCGTGTCGCGGATGTTGGCGGCGATCTCGTCGAAACTGTCGCCAGCACGAACGCCATCAATCACGACGCTGTTGATCGTGTCTCTCGCGCTATCGCCCAAGTCCGTGATTAGCGAGTCGACAAGATCCCGCAAACGCTTTTGCGTGCCGGCGTCGAAGCGATCGAAGTCGAAGCCGTCGCCCACATCCTTGCGAAATTGGCTTGGCCTGTAGCGCAGCCGCTTGCCACCGCGCAGCATCGCGCCAGCAAGCTTCACAGCGCCGTGACGGCCGGCCGCTTCGTAAACATCGCCAAGCAAGCCGATCGGCTCTTTAAGAACTTCGGCGTAATGATCGAACGCGATCGCGCTGATGACATGCGACGAATTGCCGTGCTGTAACGCATGCGCGACTTTGTCGACCGGGACCAATGTCCGCAGATGCTTCAGCGCGCCGTGCATTTTGAGAGCAACGGCCGACTCGTGCTTCTCGGCTAACGCGCGAATCGCGTCGTCAGCAGGCTGAAAATTCTTCCGCGGTGTAAGTCGGCCACGTCGCATCTAGGCCCGCCGTCGTCGCTTGCGCAATCGGTACGTCGCCGCTGAGCCGCCGATCTTCAGCACGCGGCGCGCGACTGCGGCGGCGATAGCTTTCTCTAGGTTTGTTTTACCCTGGGGCTCGTCTGTGCCGCCGTTCTGTGCGGCCTGCAGCGCCGCATCGGCGCCCGCCTGAAGCTGTTGCGTCTTCAGATCGGAGAGCAGCTCATAGTTCGGATCATCCGTCACGTCCGGCATGCCGGCGGCGTCGAGGATAAATTCTTGCAGCGTGTCGTTCGGGAACAGTGGCATGCCGGCTTGCTGCAGCCGGAGAATGAAATTCGACAGCGTGTCGAGATCGAGCCGCTGCGGCATGTCCGGCTTGATGTTGGGGTTCCCCTCCGGGTCCAATCCGTTCAAGTCGCACAGCCGCGGGATGCCATGCCGATTGAGCACGTCGGCGTTCGCGCCCAAAAATCCATCCATCGCCTGAAAAAACATATCCGTCTTTGAGACGGCAAGCGCTTGCGTGCCGCGCGACTCGTGCCCCAATTGAATGAAGTCGGCGAGAATACTCGACAGCATGTTGACGTTGTAACGCGTGATCGCCTTGTCGGAGTCGACGGCCTGGCCACGGCCGCCGGCCGGAGTGACGAGCTCAAACTTGTAAGCTGGCGCGCCCGCGCCAGTGCCGCCTGTTTCCTGCAGATCGGACGGAATAATCAAACCCATCTGCTCGTCGACTCGCACGTTCGTCGCGATGCGCTTCCAAGTCTCGACTTGCTTCGTTGCCTCAACGTCGCCTTCAGCGGCCAAATCAAGCAATTGCTTCGGCACGCTCACAACTGGAATGCCGCCCATCCGTTCGAACAGGATCGATTCGAGCTCTTCCATGCGCTTGCCGAGATAGTAACTGCGATAGGCGGTGCGCAGGATTGAACGGCCTTCCGGATTGCCTTTGTGGACGCTGGCGCGGAACAACACCATTTTTTCGATCGGTATGTCGACGATCGGCCCTGTCCAAGGCTGTTGCGTCATGCCGAGAATTTCGCCGTTGTCGCCGAAGAACCATTTCAAGATCGTGTCTTGCCCGCGCAACGGCATGCGACGCCAGCGAATCATCCCATCGTCGAATTGACTGCGCGGGAGCTCGCGGCCGTCCTGTCCGTTGCCAGGCCGGCGCCCGCGACTGCGCTTATAGACGAGTTCATGCGGCGCAAAGCCGTAGCCCAGCATCGAAAGCGATTCTTGAACGAAGTCACTCCAAGTGTGACTCATGTCGTTCATGCAGCCTTCGATGAATTCGGCTTGGTACTGTCCGTCAGGCGAGTCGTTGCCTGGCTCTACCCGCCACTCGATTTTGCGAAGCGTCGCATTGATCGCAAACATGATTGAGCCGACGACGGACGAATTGTCGAGCATTTCGCGATACACGCGCGCGGCTTCTCTGCCGGCAAGCTGCGGAAGAAACTCTTCGCGGACCCAGCCGGAGAATTGCCGAAGTCCCGACGAGCCGATGTCTGAGAACGTCATTCGCGTGTCGAATGTCGGGATGCTGTAGCCGCCCATCGTGCGGAGCCGCGGTGTTGCTGCAGTGGGCGCTGTCGGCAGTGGCGGCACGGCGCTGAAGTCCGCGCGCGGCGTCAAAGCTCGCTTGCGAACGCCATAGCTTGCGGAGACGGTTTGTTTATATGCCATCGTTCACCCCGGAAACTCTCTGGGACTGCCTACCACAATCGCGCCGGATAGCACAGCCTCGGCACCGCTTTGCCCGAATGCATAAATGATCGCTTCGCCCTCGTCTGGCGATCGTCCGATGCGTTCTTTTGTCTCTTCCTTTTCTTCGACCTTAATGCCGCGTGCTGTCAATTCATAGCGCGGCGCGGCGAGATCAGTCAGGACTGTGCGCTCCGGCGGCAGAGCAATATCCATCCCGCTCGTCGGGTCGAGCGCTTCGCGCAACCGCCATATCCACAGCGCGCGCATGTTGAAAAACCGAAGCTTCGTTCCCTTGGCAAGAGCCCCGGTCTTCTTTCTTCCGTCCATTGAGCGAATCGGAAGCTTGAACAGTTTGCCGATGTCTACCGGCGAGGATCCGATGCCGATCACGTCGACATGTATCGGAGCGATCTCCCCTCCTAGAATGTTGACGACATCGCGGATCACAGCAACGCCGTCAGGAGTCGTGCGGCCAGGCTTCTTGACGACGCGAGAAAACCAATTGTGGTAACGCTTACAGATCGTCGTCTTGTCGATACCGCCGCGCGCTGGGTCGCACCCGACTTGACTGAGCTTGCCGCGTTTGCTCGCCGGCAGATCAACCCATCGCTTTTGCGCGGCTTCGATCCACGCTGTCGGAATGATCTGCCACGGGTGGTCAACTTGGCCCAAGCCGAACTTGCCGTAAAGCATCAACGATCGGAGCGGTTCGGGGAACGCCTGCAGCGTCGCTTTATAGCCGGACGCCATCAAGATCGGATTGTCTTCGACGCGCGACGGAAAGAACGTGCGCGACTTCGGCTCTATAAGCTCTTCAGTGCCGTCTTCGTTACGCCACCAGAACGGCAAGCCGTTGCGCACCTCGCGCTCAGCGCCGCCCAGCATCGCGTACCAGCGGAGCTCGCCAGGCATCGCCGGCCGTGGGTGCTTCTCGTCAAGCCACGGCCCGAAATAGCCGATAACCCAATCGCCTTCCGCTGTCGTTGGCGGATTGAAGCCGGCGACGATTCGCGATCGTTGATGCTGTCGCGTTGTTCGGTTCCAGCCCGAGAGGTAGCGAAACTGATATTCGGTAAAGAACGGAAGTTCGTCGAAGCCCTTCAGATCGTGAGCGCGGCCCTGATACTTGCCGACGTCCTTTTCTTCGTTGACGCCGCCGAACTCGACCATGCGGCCGTCGAATTCGTCCAGCCACCATCTGTGCTTCTGGCCATTGAAGCGGCCCTTGCCGTTAAACAATTCGTAAGCTCGCGACTCCAAGCCTTCAAGCTGCGCTTTGTCGCGACGAAAAATAATAGATCGGTAATGCGCCGTGTGCGCCAAGCCGAGCATAAGATCAGTCTTGCCACCGCCGGCGGCGCCACCGAAGCCGGTTACATCAGCTTCGCTTTGATAGGCTGCTTCCTGGGGACTGCCCGGGAACGGTTCCCACGGCACCTCCGCGATCAGAAGCGCGTCGAGTTCTGCGCGCTCGCGCGGTGTCAAGAAGTCCAACAATTCGCTGAACTCTTTCGGCGTTTGTGATTCCTGCAGTGTTGAATTCAGCATCGTCAGGGCGACGCCCCTCTTCGGACAAGCTAAGATCAACTTGCTCGCGCAAGCCTAGCCTCGTCTTCATAAGAAAAATCAAAACGGCCTTATCCGGCAATACCTCAGCGCGCATCACTTTGCCAGCGTGAACGTGGCCAGGCGGGTAATACTGCACTGGCGAGCCGAGCGCCATCGTGAGTCCGGCTTCGCCCAGCTTCGCCTGCACCTTGGCATCGCCGATCATCAACTCTTTGCCGTAGTGCTTGCGCAGCGTCGGCGCTGAGATGCCGATGAACGCCGCAATCGCGCGATGCTTCAAGCCGTAGCCGGCGAGGACTTCGACGTTCGTTCGCTGCTGTGCTGTCGGCTCATGTTCCGGACGGCCACCAGTATCGATCTCGTCGGCGTCAATCTGCTCGCTCTCGTCGACGATCTCGCCGTCGATCGGCGTTTGCGTTTTCTTAACCATTCGTCGCTATCGATGCCGCTTCACTCAGGACTGAAGCGGAGAAACCTATGCGAACATTCTGCCCTTGTCACCCCGCCCCGGACGTGCCGTGCGGCTGTTGCCATGCCGGATGCATCTGTCCGGAACACCGGATTCGGCCAAAACCGGCCGATTCGGGCGCCTGGTCAGCCGGAACGGCCGCTAACCGCTTGAAAACCCCACCTATATCAGGGGTTGAATTCTCTTTACCCGGCCGGGACACACCCCTATATTGAGCACGTTCAAACGGAGGAAAGACGTAATGAACAGCATGACCCTAAGTATCGGTCGCCGCTTCCGCGCGACTGTCCAATCATTCGAAGCCGCGAGCAAGCTTTACGCTGAAAAGCGCAACGCGAGCGGCGAAGGCGGAAGCACATGGCCGGAAGGCCGCATTATTCAGAACGACAAACTGATCGCGCGCGTCTCTTACAACTCGCGGATATGGCCAGCCGAAGAGTGGACGACTGAGCAAAAGCCGCTCTTCGTTCCGGCGTGCCATCATTGCGGCGGCACGCCTTGCTGTTGCGAGGTGAAGTCATGAACAGCGATCGTCCGAATTGCTACAGCCGCGCTCTTGGTGCAGCGCGCAACAGCAAGCGCGCTGCGAAGAAGCCGCACCCCGCAGAGATCGCGGCCGAAGCGGCCATGATCGAAGCAATCCGCAATGCAGATCACTTCCTAGCGTCGCTGTTCGTTGGCCGTGGCGAATATCAAGTTCGCAGCGCGCGCAACGTCAGGGAAGCTCTAACGATCGCTCCGCTCCTCGAGACGGCATTCCCGACGACTCGCAAGTGCATCATTTACGCCGTTGCGAAAGACGGCGTTGCAACGATGCTGACTTACGATCTTCTCGACAAGCAACTGGCGCTGGTCGCTTTGCCGAAGGGTTTCGAGATCGTCGCCGGCAAACATGCCGGACTGCTCACGCTCATGCGCGGGCCGACTGAGATCGCGGCGAGCGCACAGCGCGCCGATCTGATCGAAGTCGCACGCCGAAAGGCCGCGTCATGAACATGATGGTCCGATCAGACAACGCGCGCGATCTTCTCGACTTCGCGCGCGGCGGCTCAAAGCATGACAGCCACGTCCAGCTTTGGCGCGAGCACACTTGGCTTGCGGCAACGCGAGCCGAGTTCGCAGCGCGCACAGCGAACGTGCTGGCGTGGATGCAACAAGAATCCGCCGCACGCAAAGCGGCGCGGAAGTCGTGAGTCCATCGCAGCGGGGCGCACGCCGCCCCGTCACGATGCACTTGAGGCATCTTCACAGTGAGAGGAAAGATCACATGACTATCGGACAATTGAACTCGTCAACGGCCGTTGTTGCGCCCCCGGCCGATCTGTCGGCGCTCTCGGCAAAAGGCTACACGGACCCCGGAAGCTGCAGGCGCGCACGCCGCGCCGCTGCGGAAGCGGCCGGATTGCCGTCAGATGCTTTCGAGAACGTCAAGCAAGGCGGCTTATGGCACTTCCGTCTGAAGGCGAGCGGCACCGCGGCCGAAACGCCAGCGCCAGCCAATGCGGACGGCCTCGACATTCCGGCCGCGTTCAAGATACCGCAAGAGCAGCGCGACGCCGCTTGGGTGAAGAACCCGCCGCGCACGTCGGCGCGCGCCAGCGCAACGGAACCGAAAGACCCGAAGCGCGCAGCGGCCGAAGCCGAGCTTCGCGCGCAAATCTCTGCAGCCAGCAAGAAGCCGCCGAAGGTCGCCGCGACGAAGCGCACGCCGAAGACGGCTCGCACGCGTTACGATTGGGATGCCGCCGAAGCCAAAGCGCGCACTGGCGTTCTGCCGACAGCGCCGGACATGAGCGCGCCTACCCACAAATACTACAAGCCGAAGCTTGACGAAGTTCTGAAGCTGGCGCGCGCCAACGATCTGAGGGGACTGCAGAGCTACAAAGTCGGCGATCGTAACAACGGCTCTCCCGGCATGGTGAAGCAATATCAGCGTATCGCAATCATTGCCGTGAAGGCGAAGGCGGCGCTCTGAAGATTGCGACCTTATGCGCAGCGGCGTTCATTCGTCCGCTGCGTATCGGGACGCAATCATGCGTCGTCATTGAGAGGAAAGATCAATGTCAGAAGGCTTTGAATTCGACGTTGAAGTCACTGTGCGGAAGCGCATACACGTAGCAGGCCCAACTGATCGCGAGACGGCCAGGCGATATCTGAAGACGGCCATTGAGGGACTCGGCTTCGGGCCGTTCGCCAAGCATGACGCTACCGGCCACCCGATCGAGATCGTTATCAGCAACGACTTTGATCTTGTCGACGTTGAGGCGAGCTAAGATCATGGCAACCGAAACGAAGGCCGTATATCTCGGCCGCCACGCTACCGACAGCAAGAAGACGGCGCACCTGTTCGTTACGGTGCATCACTTCAATGAGATCGCCGACGCCGACGCGCTGCGCGACAAGGCGTCTGCGTTCGAATTCAAGAAGTCGCCGCCGAAGATCGTCGGCGGCGTGTACACCATTCACGGCGATCTCGACTCGGACGGCCGCTTTAACAAGCTCATCGTCGCTGGCGACAAAGCCCCGCTCTTCACTGGCGAGCGCGCCGGCAAGCGCGAGCTCGTCGGCATATTCGAGGCCAGGGACAAAGCGTTCGGCGTCGCCGATCGCGCGCGCAAGCTCACTGAGCAGATGAAAGACGATCTGGAGTTGCCTAAGCTGCTGAAGCGAATGCGCCAGCGCTTCGGTGCTACGGATGCGATCGGACGGCTTGCGCTTGAAGTTGTCATCCTCGACGCGCTTCGGCGCCCATGAAACAGGGGCGGCGCTCCGGCATAGTGCCACGATTTGCGCCGCCACGTCATCAATCCATCACTGAGGAAAGCAGCAATGGACGGACATCGAATCACAGACGCGAAGGCGGCGAAAGACTTCGTGTTCGCCGGCAAGGCGCTCTTCACACTGAAGAGCCTCAAAAGCGGCAAACATGCGACATTCAAAGTCAAGGTGCCGAAGAGTTCCCCGCCGAACTCGCCTATAACGCATTTCGTTTCCGTGCGCGACGACGCGGACGGCATCGGCTCTTACAGCTATCTCGGCACAATCAATCGCGAAGGCGTCTTCTGGCACGGCCGCAAATCGATGGTGCCGGAAGACGACTTCAAGACGACGGCCGCGCGCTGGTTGTTTAACCAGCTTGCAAACAACAATCTGCCGGACACTTGCCAGTTATGGCACGAAGGCCGTTGCGGACGTTGCGGCCGTCGTCTCACAGTCCCCGAATCGATCGCATCCGGCATAGGGCCGGAGTGCGCAGCGAAGAGCGCAGGAAAGGCGCGAGCAGCATGACGCAAAAACATAAACCCGTAACACCTCCGCGGCTCCCGCAGCCGTCGCGGCGCGACTGTCCGGCGTGCGATCAAGAGATGCACGCCGACAATGCGCTTAACAAGCGCTCGCGCTTCGTCAATGTTTACATCTGTGCCGCGTGCGACGCGCGTGAAGCCAAAGAGCGTTTCTTTTGGCGTGATCTCGCGGAAGCTCAATCTCTCGACATCAAGGGGCGATCATGACTAAGCAACGACTCGTTACCGAAGACGGCGCGCATGTCGCTGATCTTAACGACGGCAGAATCACAAACGGACACCATCGCATTCACGCAATGCAGCAAGCCGGCATTCCGCTTTTTCTCGACTGCGGAGACGGACGGCCGCGCGCGCAAGCCAATCTCGACTATGGCGAGATCGCGCGCCAAGTCGGCGCTGCTATCGAAGCGGCGGCGAGAACGGACTTCTGCGGGCCGCAATGCACCTGTAGAGATCGCTTCGGGGAAGTCCGTTGCGTCAAGCTTCTGCCTGGCATTGACGAATGGTGGCGCACCGTCAGTGTGGAGGGCATCGACGCACAGAACCCGGCCGATCTCGTCGCGGCGCTGAATCGGCTATGGCGTCAGACAAGCTCCGCGCTGGACGAAGACGATCATCTTTGGGACGCACGCGGGGCGCTAGAACACGCGCGGCAAGAGATCGTCCTGGCGATCGCGTTCCTCGGCCGCGATGGCGGCACAGAGCGCGCACCGCAGACGATCAAAACGCTGATCGAACGTCTCGCTGAAGCCGACGCGACGATTCGCAAGGCGCTCTCCGGCAAGATACCGGAGCCGAAGAAGCCGCCGCTCGATGCAACGATCGAATTGTGGCGCGGCATTGAACGACTGCTGTCGGCCGAATATCGGCGTGTCGCCGACGATCCAACGGAGGTTAGGCCGGGGCGCGCGAAGATGGCCGCGTTTAACGTCTACGTCACTCTTCGATCGTTCAAGGATGCGATCGAAGAGCTTTGACTGAGGCTCACGATCGGCGTCGCGTCGGAGATCAGCCCCGCCTTCAGGCGGGGTTTTTCTTTTTGAAGATCACGATCACTTCGCCGTCCTCGCTCAGCGTCTTGTTGTAATTGTTAATCATGCCGGTGCCGCGCGTCTCGGCATATTCGAGGCCGCATGTACCGGCGATCTCTTTCGCCGTCGACTCCAATGGATGCGTTTGATTGCCGATCTGCAACGCGAAGCTCGCGCTTGGCTTCAGCGCTCGCGCTACCGATTGGATCATCGGCGCATAAAATCCAGCCACCCATTTGTCGAAGTCCGGATAGAGCTTCCACGAACTCTCGTCGCCGCCGTACTTCTCAGTGTTGAAATACGGCGGGCTCGTCATGGCGAAATCGATCGATGCCGATTTCGGCTTGGCGCGTTCGAACGGCTCGCAAACAAGCTGAGCCGTCTTGTCGAATGCGGCCAGCTTGCGGAGATCGCGGTACATGTCGTTAACGCCGCGATACGTCTTCGGGTCAACGTCATATCCGGTGTAGTGGCTCACGTTCTTTGCGAGCAGGAAGCCGAGCATGCGGCCGCCCCACCCATGGCACGGATCAAGCACGCTCGCGCCTGGCGTCGTGCAGAACTCGTCGTAAAGCGAGCGCGCGAGATCAACTGGAAACTCACCCGGCAATCTGTGCCGATGAATCGCGAGCGTTTGGCCAAGCATCTTGTCCAGCTTCGGCTGGCCTTGGCATAGGAACATGAGCGACTTGATAAACTCGTCGCGCCGGCCGCACGTCGCCAGAAAGTCGCTGAGCGACCCTTGCGTGTCGCCGTTGATGTCGACGCGGTGCGGCGTATAGGCCAGGGTGGCGGCAGACGGAATGCTGTTGCCGTAGAATCGCGCGCGCAGAAAGTAAACGGCGAGCGCGCCCTTCGTGTAGCTCGTCGAAACGAAGCCGAGAGACTCGCGCTTCGCCAAGATCCCGGTCCACTCTTTTGTCATCACTCGCCAGGCGCTCAGCAACACCGCCAGTTCGGCTTCGGTGAGATCGCGATCCTGTGCGCCGTCACCGCCGGCCGGCGCTTGCGCCGTCTTGCCGTCGCCAAGGCCGGAGACGAATTCAACAAGTTCAAGCTCCGGAAAGCCGAGCAAGTCGAGATCGAAATTCAGCTTCTTCAATTCGACGACTTGGCCCTTCAAGATCGCTTCGTCCCATCCGGCCGTCAACGCGATCTGATTATCGGCGATCACGATCGCCATCTTGTCGGCGTCGGACAAGCCGGCGCGAACGACGACAGGCACTTCGTCGAGCCCGAGCAACATCGCCGCTTCGGCGCGGCCGTGACCGGCGAGAATCATATCGTGCTCGTCAATCAACATCGGCTGGGTGAAGCCGAATGTCTTGATAAGCTTCGCGAGCGTTTCGATCTGCGCTTGATCGTGCGTCCGCGGGTTGTTCGGATACGGTTTTAGCTCTGAGAGTTTGCGCCGCTCAGTCGGCCCCGCCATCCAGATCGCGAGGGACTTCGCGCCGTCCGACCACTCCGCAGTTTGAATCTGCACGGCTTTACTTTTTGCAGCTTTGTCGGCTGAAGGCATGGCACGAATGTCCCTGTCAGGTTGATGTACTGTTGTTCAATGTACGCGGCGAAGCCGGCGTCAAAAGCCGGCTCGTCGAAGGGAACGTCTGGCACGTCGCAACAGCCACCGCCGCGATCAAGCTGCTCTTTCGTCCATTGCAGTTTGTACGCGCGCATGAACGTTCGAACGTTTGGAATGCGCGGCCAGTAATTGAGCGCGTCCCTGGCCTTCGGCCCAAGCTTATCGAACATGCGCATTTGCGCATCGCTCTCAGCGGCCGTGCTTGATAGCTCGCGCTGCATTCCGATCATGCGTGAGCCTTTTGTTTCTCGACACGATCGCGCAACGCTTCGATCGCGGCATCTTCGGAACCAAATTCGGCAATCCATCCACCTATGACAGCATCGAGCGCCGCCGCAGATAAGCCGTCACGATTAAAATATAGCGCGTACAAAGTGAGGCACTGCACGCGCTCATTGCTCGTCATGCGCTCAACTGGCAGAGAGAAAAACATTTCGATCGGACGCGGCGTCATCTTGTCATCTCAGCTTCGATCAGAGCGCGCGCCGATCGTGCAGCGCCGATCATGGCTTCACAGACGTTGCCGCGCTTCGCATTCTCGCATACGCAAGGCCGGCAGTTCGCTCGCCGGCAAATCACATAAGCGATTCTTGTGCTCAGCGTTACCTCGCGCGGCGGCGCCACAGCAAGAGCCGCCTTGCGCTTGTCTCGTCGACTCGGCCCTATGCGATTCGCGTTCACCATTGATCGGCAATCCCCGCGCCGATGCAATGCTGTTTGATATGCGCGAATGCTTCGGCAAGCACAGCGCGGCCGTCGAAGTTTCGCTTTGCCGTCTCGTTTCGTCGTATCGATCGCATACCGGCGCGCGTCCATTCGTGAGGCCAATGCGTCAAATATCCCGCGTCGATTAGCACGGCCATCGAAGGCGCGGAAATGCTCTCGTCGTTTCTGTGCAACCGCACGGCGCAAGCTCCGGAATGTCACCCATCGCACAGCCGCCGACACGCCTGCGCGGAAAGCCGATCTATAGCCCTACGCCCAATCGGGGGGTCACCAAACAGGAACGCTTGAAAGTCTGCCCAGCACAGCGGCCCGTCGCGGTGCGGATTGTACTTCGCGTCGCGGACGTATTCGGCGAAAGGGATAGGCTGCTCTCTCACGACATGCCGGCCGGCGGCGATCGCGTCCCGCCGCTCGCGCGCATACTGCCGTTTGTGCGCAAGGTCTTCTTCGCGACTCCGGTAGTTTGTGCGAGGACGGCCCGCCATACTGGTATCACTCGCTTTGCTTTCTCTGGCGCAACTTCTCCGCCTCTTCCTCGAGACGCACCAGGCGCGCGACGAGCTCTGCACCGCGGCCGATCGCCAGAACGTCCGGCACGCTCAAAATGTCCGGCACGTCGTATATCGATCTCCGGCTCGCCTTCATTTCTGCGGCTTCTGTCCGATCATGAGCGCTTCGAAGGGCGGCATATTCGGAGATCGCGCCATTTCCATGATCTTGACGTTGAGTCGACCGTTCGTTGCGGCGTCGATCGCGGCCTTCAGCACTGGCGACGACGTTGAGATACCGACGACGTGCTCAGTGTTGAGGAACGGCTTTTCCAGCCGCGTTTGCCAGTGCGCCGACTCGAAGGCGTTGTCGAAGTTCAATTGCAGATCGCCGCAAAGCAAGTCTTCGGCGCAATAGATCACGACTTCGACTTTGTCTTTAGTGAGCAGCAACGCCGTGAGATCGTTGATCTCTTTCTGATCCAACTCTTCCCACTGCCTGGCAGCTTGCCGCCGCTCTCTCTGCGGCAAAGAATCAAGCGGCAAATTCTTCGCAAGGGGCTTACCTTCCGCGTTGATCGTCACCGTGGGCTGATAGAACACGGGCGTCGGCTTGTAGTGCGTCGCGACGAGAAACGAGACAAGCGCGGCGATCGCGCCGCATGCGCACCAATTGACTACCGTCTTCCAATACGAACCCATCGCGAATCTCCCTCTGATCTGTAGACCTGAAAAAGGCCGGCGCAACTTAATACGCCGGCCCTTTCCTTAGTTCAATCCGTTTGAAGATCAGCCCTGCGGCTGATCGGCGCCCTTGCTGGCGTCCGTGTTCGCCGGGGTAGCAGCCTGCAACTGCACGGCCGTATCGTGCAGATCGGCCGTCGCCTGGGTGAGCGCGGCGAGGTCTTCAGCACTGGACGTGCCGGCGTTGACCTTGTTCTGCAGTTCGTTCGCCTGCTGTTTGAGGGTGGCCGTCTGGCCGACAAGCTGCTGAAGAGCAGCGGCGGAAGCTTGCGCAATCGACTTCATATTCTTGACTTCGTCGATCATCGCCTGTGCCTGTGCGGAAATCATATCTAGCTTCTCCTGGGTTTCTTTGTGTTGACGGGATTGCTCGCGGCCGTTCGACTCGACGAGGGCTTTGAGCTCTTCAATCGATGCATGCGCGCGATCGTGGTGTCTACTCAAAAAGTCGAAGACTGAGAATTTCATCGCACGCCTCCATCGATTGTTACTGCGCACGGCGCGGGCCGGCGCTTTGTTTGCGGATTACAGATCGGGCACAGCGGCCTGGCGCTACGGCCCTTTAGCCTGTTCTCATACTTGCGAGGGACGCCAAGCCATACCCTGGCCAGCTTTAGCTCACTTCCGGCGTTGACTGCGGCGCGGCACAACACAGCGCCGCGCCCTGTTCTATGCTCTTCGATACGCTCGTCAACATCGTTGCGCGTCGTGTAACCGATATAGTGCGCCGCGTGCTTATACGCCGGTTCAATGTGAATCAGGTAAACGTTGCTCCCGCTCACTGCGCGCGCTTTCCGTGATACGACGCGAGGATCGCTTCGTAAGTGTCGAAGTCGCCGGACATCAGAGCGTCGAAGATGCGCCGCTTATCTTCCATGCTGTAGCGATCCGGCGTCAACGAACAACGGCAGTTCGGTGTGAAGTGAAGCCATGGCACTGGCGTAACGGGCAATTCGCCCCAACTGTCGAAGCGCAGCGGATCCTCGTCGCCGCTTTTAATAGGGATGCGCTGTCGACGGCCGCGCCGATCGCCGCAGTCGTCATGCTCGCGCTCAATGCGCATCACGGGCAAGATCAGCACAAGCGCCGACTCGGCTTTCGTCTCGCGAGGCCGCGGATTGCCGCTAAACGCTATGACTTGCGCAGTCACTACCGACTCCATTGAAGCGGCGGAAGCCACCCGGCGAAATACGCCCACGCGAGCAGTAACACTAAGGCCGTGGTGACGATATGGAAGACGATCACGAGTCCGGCCTGATCTGACGGCTCAGCGAAGATGCCCCGGCCGAAGCCGAGCACCCAGCCCGCGACGATAACGGGCGACGTGAGAAAGCTCACAACGACGAAGTAAAGCGCCGGCAAAGCCGCCAGCGAAGAAAGGAAACTGAACGTCTCCGCTACCGCTCTCATTTCGGCACCTTGCTCATATCAACGCGGCTGTAGTCAACCTGCAGGCCGCGCCGAATGTCGGAAGGGGTGATTCTCAAATCTTCGATGTTGATCGTGATGCCTGGCGCAACACCGTAATCAACGCCCACCCACTCAAAAACCGCCGCTGGGTAAGTTGCTGTCCGGAACGCTTCGGTCATCCACCAGTCGTGCGAGCGCTGCGCTGCGCGCGTCCAGCCTTTGGCGTATATGAGAACGCTATCCCAGCCGCTCACAGTGATGCCGATAAGCTGCATGCCGAATTGCGAGTAAACGAAGACGGGTTCGAGCTCAGACACCCACAAGCCGAGCAGGCGCCGGCGCTCGTCTTCCTGCTCGCGCAAGAAGTTCTTCACAGCCTCCCACGCCGCAAGTCTTCCAAGTTCGTTCAATGGCAAAGCCATCACTGCACCTCGTCGCGGCATCGCGCGCGCTGATATGGACTGAGCGACTTGGCCATGCACGCCGATCGTTCGGCCGTCGTCACCGGCTTGTCGGCGACGTAGCGCGCAAAGCCGAACGCCAAGCCCAGCATGAGCAGCCACGATCCGAAGGCCAGGCCGCGCGCAATCGCTGTCATCGGAACTCGCGCATACAGCGCGCCTTCTGCACTGGCAACATCGCTTGCCGCAAGCACGTCGCTTGATCCGGCGCGTCGACTCTGCGCTCTGATTCGTACCACGCGAAGCCGAGAAGAAACGCCAGCACGCCGACCCATGCCCAATTGAGAACGGCGACGATCGCGCGCCTAGTCCAGCGCCGGGTCATAGCTCCCACCCATAGGTAACGGCAGCGAAGCGGCGAAGAGCCGCGCTTGCGTACTCTGCAGCTTCGCGCATTGAAGCAAAGGCGGGTTCAAACGGCACTCTGTCGCTTTGCTTACGCGCGATCTCGACAAGCGCGCTGATATCCGTGTCGCGGTCAACAGCCGGCCGGAAGCAAACTATGTCGAATGAAAGGTTCATCTTGCCGCGCGGCGGATACTCGACAAGGCTGATTTGCGTCATTTCGCAAAATGCGGAAGTCGTGAAGCCGTCGACTGTATAGACGCCGTGCAATGCCGGCATCGGCAAGAATGCCGCGCAAGCTGCCAACGTCATTGGGCAGCGATTCCAATCGTCGCGAATGCAAACGACTTTCTGACTTCTGCGATAAATGCCGGACATTCGCACGTCGCCTTCAAAAAGAGCGGAGCCGGTGCGAGCGTTTCACGCGCTGGCCCTAACCCAGCAGCCCGGCTCCCTCGGGGAGAACTCAGACTCAGCAATAGTCACACCAAAAGCCGGGTGCAAGCTGGCCCCTGCCGGATTGCAGGGGCCGCTACCAGTGCGCCCGCGCTTATCCGACTACGGGACCGTTCCGCTGATCGGCCGGCTGTTGCACGGGGCCGCGCGGCGTGCGCCGAACAGCCACAACGTTGTCGTCGGCGTCCATGTCCGTGTGGATCGTGTCGCCGGTAATCGGCTCGATGCGGTCAACGGTGCGATAGACTGAGCCGGTCTTGACGCCAGCATTCGTCCTGTCGGCCGGCAAGCTCGCACCGCTTCCGCCGAAGCCTTCAGCGCGCGAAGCGTCCGGCTCTGGCACCTTGCCGCCAGCGCCAGCGCTCAGCGCGTCGGACGGATGCATTTTGTGGCCGCTCATGTCGCGGCCGCCCGCCGGGTTGCCGTGCTCTTCGGCTGCAGCGGCAGACATCGTGCCGCCAAGCGACGGGCGATCGGCGGGCTTGTTCGGCGTCTCGCCTGGCCCGAGGTTCGTCTGCGTTCCGGACAAGCCGGCTTCGACTGAGCCGATCAGTTCGTTTTTAACCTCGCGCAGATGCGCAACGAACGCGTCGCGATCTGCTGAGCTTCCGATGCCGGCAATGGCGCTCGCGATCGTGTCGAGAAGCGCATGCATGGACTGGTGACGATTCGGGTTTGCGCCGATGATATGAACGGCGTCGCGAAGATCGATTGGCATTTTGTGTCTCCTGGGGTGTTTCGAGTTGGGCAGTTCTGCAAATCGCCGACGAGCTACTTCACTTCGTTCGGCTTCGCGGGCTCAGGCTCAGGAAACGTGCCCCGCTGTGCAAGCGAAGCGCGGCGCGCTTCAGCTTCTTCTTTCACACGCTCAGCGGGGTCAAACGGCTCTGACCAAACGAAGTTCCCGTGGCCCGTGTGAATCTTCTCGCGAATGTAGTGCGGCGGCACTACCCGCTTCTCGTCGGCGTCGTTGGCGATCGTGCCTGCAGCGGTAGCCGGCCGCGACAGCGCCGCTGATACGTCCGTCTGTGGCTTTTCGTCCATCGTGGTCTCTCCTCCTTTGCGATGCATGGTGCATCGCGCACCAAAATCGACGAGAGCGGCCGAAGTGTCAAGGTGTCGCTTACTGGCCGTGTCCGCGCGCGTGCATCTGCAGCCACTCGCGATCTTCGTCGCTGAGCCACGCCGCATGGTCAACGACAATGCTTTGCACGCCAGCAAGCTCGCGCAGCGCATAGCGCGGATGACAGACGAGATCAGTTCGGCCGACTCGGCGCGCGAGCTCTTTCGCATGTTCGGCGTTGTCCGTGCACCAAATGAAGTGAGCGCCGCGCGGCGCATCGAGCATGAGTCGTGATGTCCGGCCGGTGCCGCCTTCCGGACGGATGCCAACGTTAGCCGCCATTGTCGTCGCCCTCCCTTCGCTTCAGTGCAGCCGCGCGTCTGCGCGCTTTACGATTCGTCACTCCAAGCCGCTCCGGCTCTTTCGGATCACGCTGCAGCGGCTTGCGGTCCTCTAAACGCTCTTTGCGCATCGCGTGCTCAGTGTCCGCGTGCGCCTGCAGCGCGTCATACTCGGCCGCGCCGAAGCGCGTCACTTCGTCGACGAAGAAAACTGGTGGTTCTAGGGTCTTGTCGTCGTGCTCAACAAACATGCGACGCACCCAATTGCCGTCGTTCGTCGGAGCGCCAGTCACCAGCACGATCTCGCGGGCTCGCATTTTAGTTCTTGCTCCCGTTGCCAGGCAGGATCAGTTTGCCTCTTGTCGCCGGCTCGCCGTCCGGCGTGAGCACTTTGCGCACGCCGCCAGCGACCGCGCGCTCAATGTTGCGCCGCCTGGCGCCTTCCGCCATCAACATCTTGCCAGCGGCAATCGCGTCTTCGCTGCTAAAGGCATAAATCGTTTCGATATCCGTTTCGTGGTTCAAGATCAGCAGCACGCCTTTCGTGCCCTGCGCATGTCCGACGACATACTTGCCAGCCAGCGTTGCCGCCGCGAGCTCAGCGCCAGCGTTCGCCGCGTTCGCCGTCGCTTTCTTCTTCGCCGCTTGCGCGACAGTGAGCAAGTCGACGAGCAGCGGGAACGTGACGTGCAACTGCACGCGCTGCGTTGCTGTCGTCGCCTGGATTAGCGCGTCTTGTCCGTCTTCGGAGACGCCCCATGCGTCAATGCTCTTCAGCGCCATGACCGGAAGCTTTGGCGTGCCGTCGTCGCTCATACTGCTCTCCTCGTAAAGCTGCTCAGCTTCTTCGCGCGTCAACGGGGCGCCGCCGATCGCCGCGCGGACTTGGTCAAGCGCGATCGAGTCGCTAACGCCCTCGCCCTTGATAGCGATGCAATTTTTGGTGAACAGCCAAAATGTATAGGAACGGCCCCCTACGCGATAATCGTTGTGGACGGCGACTGTCCAGCCCCGCGCGCGGAGATCGTCCGGAGACGCCGCGGCGTCGCGTGCAGAAAGCGCGGCCTTCGCCGCAGCCGCATCTAGGTAAGCAAAAGGCGTCGCCTCGAAGCCACGCGCACGCCGGAGGCTCAATAACGAGCGTTCCTTTTTCAGGGGACAAAAAACCTCCGCACGCTATCGGCCGGCTCCACTGCACATGGCATCGGCGAGATCGCGCGGGCCTAGCGTCCGCTTGCGCTTCTCGGCCTTTCGCTGGCGCTTGGCTTCGGCCGCTTCGAAGCGCTCGCCGCTACCCTGGACGCGCTGCGCGCTCCGCCCCCTCTCCCTCTCGCGCGCACGCTCTGCACGCTTGAACGCTTCCATCTGCTCGGGCAGCATCGTCAGTGCTTTGCGCAGTCCGTCCATCGTCGCTCTCCTTCGGTTGATCTCATTCCATCATGCTCACGTCACAGCCGGCACCGTCGCAAGCGAAGTGCAGGTGATCTTTACGGCCGTTCAATGTGCCGTGCCAGTACCCATTCGGACAAAACGGGCACTTCGCACGGCCGCGCCGCATGCCGCGCTTCTGCATCCCGGCCTTGAACTTCATTCCCTTGTCCAATATCGCGCCGGCTCGCTTCATAAAATCGGCGAGATCGCCCTTTGCTTTGGCCGCTGCCAATTCGTCGCGCGCGTCGTCAATTTTGGCCATCAATACCACCTCCTCGACTTCGGCGCCCGACACACTGCGCATTCGTCCTGCCGCCCACCGCGATACGTTCCGATCACGTTCTTACACTTCGGGCAGAGGCATCGATTGTCGTTCTCGCCGCTCCACGCCAAGCCGCCAAGCCAAGGGACGATCATTGCCGACACGATGTAGAACGGCTGCTGAAGCTCCGCTTTGCGGCGAGCTCGGGCGCGCTCACGCTGCTTTCGCAGGCGCTCTTCCCTCTTGTCCGGCGTCGCCGCTCCGGGTAGCCTTGTGATCTTCGACATGCGCGCGAGCCCTCCGGCGTTCTGATTCTCAGTTTACTGCGCTGTCACTCCGGGCGTCAGCAAGATACACGCTCCGGATACATTTCGGGTACATCGCCGGGTACAGGGTACATTCCGCAATCTAAGCCATTGAAAAAGGCGATGTTTCGCCGCGTTCGGCCGTTTCGCGTCGAAGCCGCTCAGCAGTCGCGCCAGCGCTGCGCTACCGCTTCACGGCCGCTCCGGAGCTCAGCGACGCGATTGCAGCGCGTCCGACGTATTCGGAGAAGGCTGGCGGAATCGCTTGCGTGAGAGCTTCCCACGGCATCCAATCGATACCCCATCGCCGCCTGGCCTTCGGCGAGCGATCTTGCCCGCAGCACGCGCTCAGTCGCGCCGCCCGAGTGACTGCCGTAGACGCCGATCGGCCGGATACCGTGCCGGCATGGAACCGGGTCAATCGGGAACGTCGTTTCGAACTTCCGATGTCGCCAAACGCGCAAGCCGAACGACGAGCCGCACAGGACAACCGGATTGAGCAGCGGCGCGTGCATCACGTTTTCGATCACATACGGCACGCGCGCCGCGCGCAGCATCTCGCGCACCGGCTCAATCAGCTTCGGGTGTTCTTTTCGCTTCGTCGGGAACAGGGTAAACCCAATGTACGCCTGACACGGCGGCGACGCCCAAACTAGGTCAAATTTGCGGAGCTCGTCACGGTCAATCTGCAGTGCGTCGCGCAGCACAAACTTGAACGGATAATGCGGCTGCGCAACTTTGTCGACGCCGACGACTTCGAAGCCAGCGCGCGCGAGACCAACGGCGACACCGCCAGCGCCACAGAACAAGTCGAGAGCTCTAAATCTTCTTTTGCGCATCACTGTTGCCGCGATCGTCCATAAAATCTTTCACGGCGTCCTCGAGCTCCATAAGAGCCGACGCGCAGCCTTGGTCATAAACCCAATCGACGGCCGCCTTCACAACGCGCTCGCGTTGCGCTTGGCGATCAATCGGTGCAGGCACAGTCGCCATCATCTTCTTCGCCTTCGTCAAGATCAAAGTCGCCCTGCCGATCGATAACATCGAGCATCGCCGAATAGCTTGGCCGATCGGCACGGAAGAGGGCCATTTCGGGAGCGCGCATTGTGCCGCGAGCTACCGCTTCGACTTCTTGCTTTGCCCACCAACAACCCGACTGCGGGCGTCGGCGCAGAAGACCCATGATCGTCGCTTTCGCTTTCAAAAAACACAGATCGCAATTACCCTCCGGCGTGCGGCCCCTGACATTCTCTAGCCGCAAGTCGAAATTCTGTTCACGCCAGAAATCCGAAACGGTTTGCTTCGTCGCCCTGGCCAGATCGAGCGGCATAATTGTTCGCCACAGATCCTTGCCGGCCGCATTTCGTTTCAGTTGTTTCTTAACGCGATGCTGCTCGTCATGCCGCAAGCCAACGACGCTCTGCCAATGCTGCCAGCCGAGATGGTGGACGGCGTACTCTCTGAAGCGTCTAATCTTTAGTTCGATTGTGCAGAACCTCATCACCGGGTTCGGGAGCATTTGTTTCGCGCGCAGCAACGCTTCGAACGGCTCGCCATTGCGGCTTGCGGTTTTGTAAGACACGATCGCCGTTCTTTGCGGCGCGTCCGGAGAGTATTCCAGCCAAACGATCTCAACGCCCCATCGCTCAGAAACCTCGTTAACGAAGTCGAGCGACTCGCTGCGCTCCTTTCCGGTGTTGGCAAACACGACAACGATGTTCGCCGGCAACGTGCCGCGGTGCGCGTTGATGATTTGCTTCAGCAAGTAGCCGGACGTTCTGCCTCCGCTGAAGCTTATCAGCGCAGGCCCTTCGAACAGGTATGGGTTCATCTTCGCTTCCCAAGCCGACGCCGCGCCATGCGGCAGTATTCCGCGTTGATGTCAATGCCGATGCAATCGCGCCCGAGTTCGTTCGCGACGACGCCCGTCGTTCCGGAGCCGAAGAACGGATCAATCACCAAGCCGCCGCGCGGACATCCGGCGAGTATCATCGGACGAATCAAAGCGGGCGGATAAGTCGCGAAGTGAGCGCCGTTGAATCCCGTCGTCGGCACGGTCCAAACCGATCGCGGATGGCGCATTTCACGGATTGCGCGGAACGACTGTTCCGGATCGATCGGCCGGCGTTGCACAACGCCGCGCTTGCCGCCGCGCGTGCCCTTGGCTTCTTCAGCCCACCCGCAGCCAGGCGCGTACTTCGCCGGCTCTTTGATCGCGTCCATGTCATAGTAGTAATGCGGGGACTTCGAAAACACGTAAACGGTTTCGTGTGCTGGCGTTGTCCGATCGCGCGCGCTCGATGGTGTTGGGTTCGACTTTTTCCAGATAATCTCGTCGCGCAGAAACCAGCCTGCGGCTTGTAAGGCCAGCGCGAGCCGCGCCGGAATGAGCAAGCGTTGCTTTAGCCGATACGAATCGCCGATGACAATCCACAAAGTGCCGTCGTCGCGCAACACGCGATAAGCGCCAGCGAACACGTCGACGAGCTCACTCACGTATTCGTCTGGCGCTTCTTCCATTCCGATCTGAGTATTGACGGCGACAGCATCGCAGCGCCGGCAACGACCTTGCGGCCGTAGCCACTGCGCAGCGGCGCCTTGGCGTTGATGCTTGCCGGAGCCGGTCAAGCTGCTGCCTATCTCGCGCGCTTTGTACCAGCGTTCGTCTGGCCGATGATCGCAGTCCGGCCGGCCGCCGACCCATTTCGACGTCCCATAATCACGCTTGCGGAAGTAGGGCGGCGAAGTCATGAACATGTGCGCCGTCCGCGGTGCCAACCTGCGGAGCTCTTTGCGACTGTCGCCAGTGATAATCTCGCAGCCCACGGTCATTTCGTCCGGAAGCCCCGCTTGATCTCAGAGAGCGGCACACCGTTGATGATCGCCAGCACGGCGCGTATCTCGCAACAAACGCCAGGCTCGTGAGCCGTGCCCTTCGTCGTCTTCACCAACTGCATTGTTGCTGCGCGCAGATTCGGCGCAAAGCCGATCGCGATCAGCGCAGCCTCAATCATCTCGTCTGTCGGCTCGGGGTCAACAATCATCATTTTGCTTTCGGCAAGAACGTCACGCGCAGCGCGATCGTGCGATGCATGCCGTTCTCTTCGACGAGTCGATCTTCGAACAGGCGAAGCGCTACTTCGCCGGCTTCGATTGCGTCGATCGTCGCGCGAAGCTCTCGCAAGCAACGCGCTGTCTGCGGATCAACTTCAAGCTTTGGTGCTTTGGACATGCCGCCCTCCCTTCACCAGTGCCTCAGCAACGGCGAGCACGACGCCGCGATCGGCGTTGTGCTCAATCGCCGCGTAAGATGTCACCACGTCCATAGCGTAAGGCAGCGCGAGAAACGCGATCAGCGTATCGTCGCCGTTCGCGGCTGGCTTGCTGTTATACCCAGGCGCGCCGACAAAGAACCATTCGACATGCCGATTGAGTATACCGGCGAGACGCACAAGCCGCGTCGGCGAACAGCGATTTACACCAGCTTCGTATTTTTGCATTTACTGGTAAGTGACGCATGCAGCGTCGGCGCACTTCTCTTGCGAGAGCCCCATCACTTTGCGCGCGGCCGCAATGCGCTTGCCGATATGAACATCGATCGGCTCTGGCGCTTTAATTTTCTTCGGCATGTTCCTCTCCCTTCTCTGAGCACATTCTGCAAATCGGCATGTCGCCGACGCTTTCAACGACGGCGAAGTCTTCGACTTTAAGACCGCCGGTCGACGCCATGCGGCACGCGGTATCCGTGCCGTTCCAAATGTGAGCGCGCCGGCTCTTGCCGCGCTTCCGTATCAGATATTGCGTCATGAGCACCCCGTTGTTGCGCCGCAGGCGTCACACTTCAGACAAGCGCCGTTGCGCACCATTGCGAAGTTTCCGCAATCGTTGCACATCTCGCCTTCGTAACCCTTGGCTTTGGCTTCCGCGCGCCGAAACTCTCGCGGCGGCTCAGCAGCCATCGCGAACGCTGCAGCGCGTGCTTCAAACGGCGCATGTGCGGGCGCTGGCGCTGTCGGCAATTTCGGCTCAGCGGCAATCCCCGGAGGATCTTCGCTTGGCCGTTTCATGATCGTGATGTCGACGACATCGCCGGCCTTCAAGTCCGGCTCTTGCATGCCGAAGAATTGCGCATCACGGCCGCCCGAGAAGATAACCCACCATCCCGTGCTCTGCTCTTCGAACTTCGCTTCGTTCAATACGCCGCTCACCCACAGCCGGCGAGAACGCTCTTCGACGCGTAGCACTGTGTCAAAGAAACGATATCGGATTGGGTCAACCATGTGTCCCCTCGTCGGGTTTGCCCAAGCCCAGGGCTGTCTCAACGGCTTCGAGCCGCGCCAGAATAGACGCGTCGTCACCGATATTGATCTTCACGCCGCCGTGCCTGGCCGCGCGTTCAATGTCGCGGCCAAGCTTCAGCAGCCGAAGCGTAGCCTCGGCTCGATTGATGTCGGCAACGCATCCGTGCCGCTGCGCTATAGCTGGCGCTTGCTCTGCATGTGCAATGATGCTGTCAACAAGCGCGTCGTATTTAGAATTCTGCATTGGCGCGCTCCGCTTCATAGCCTTTGACGATCAGAGCGGCTGTGCGCTCCGGCGAAGCGAGCAAGTAGACGGCCGGCGGAGTTTGAGTCGTAACGTACAAGCCCAAGCCGTCGCCGTCGTCATCCGTGTGAACGATCGGGCCTGTTTTAATTTCTTCGCCGTCTTTGAAGCGAGGATCGCCATATACACGGCCGCCGATGCACCAAGATGGGTGTATCGTCCAAAGGTGCAGTTCGCCGTTGCGCGGACGCGGCGGCAAATCTTTTGCGATAAGCTCGCACCACTCTTGCGCGGCTTCCATCGTGCCGCGCGTGCCGACGTGCTTGCCGTTGACAGCGACGCCGAAACTCGCGCCGCCGATTATCGTCAGTTCGTGATGCTGGCCACACTCGGCATCCCAAACATTGTCCGCGTTCTCACGCTTTACCCATTCGAGTGTCATAGCTCAGCCTCCGTGACTCGCGTGTTCCATACTTCTAAAACTTCAGCCTCTCGGGCGCGATAGAGCCGCACGCAACCTTTAGAGCAGCTTGCGCGAAACTTCTCGCCGCTCACCAGCATGACGGCGTGCAGCCATCCGGCCGCTCCACAGAAAGGGCAACCCTTCATTTGGACTGCCGGCGTTACGAGCTCTGCTTTCACAGCAACCGCCTAAGCCGTATCACGGCGATTGCGCGCTCAGTGTCGCCGGATAGGCCCCACAAGATCAGCGCCATAAGAAACGGGTCAATATGATGCTCTGCCCAAAACGCCAGTTCGTTTTTGCCGTGTTGCTTGGCGTGCAGATCGAAGCGCAGCGGCAAGCACCATCGATCGTCCGGCTTCTCGCGATTGCCAGTGTACTCTTTGCCATGCTCTAGGCTCGACGCCCGCAAATGGCACGCCTGGACTCGCTCGCTTCGCTCAAATGTAATCAGACACGGCAAGTCTCTTATGAACTCGCGATGCTCAGAGACGAGCACGCGCGGCCGGCGCTGGCGCAAATCGGCGATGCGATCGGGATGAATCGGAACGCGCGCCATCACTTTGCCTTCGATCGGTTGGCGAGCACGCGTAGGCCGTAGTTCGTCAACGACGCCGATCGGTAGCCGCCGCACAGCATGCCAGCGTTGACGAGATCGATCGCGGCGTTGGTTTCATCTTTCGTCCACCCTGGCCCTGTGAAGTCTTTCCTGCCGCCGTGCTCTTCGACGAACGTCAAAATCTTGTAGTGAGTGTCTGTCAACTGCAGCGTTGCCATAGCGTCCCCTTTCTCAAAAAACCGTATCAGGTATGTCGCTGTCGCCGCCGTCAACGTCCGGCGGCAACTCGCGATCGTCAAGCAACGGCGCTGGCGCTTCCGGCTTCTCGGCTTTGCCTTGGCGCGGTGGCCAACTGAGGCCGCGGCCAAAGACGCGCTTGCCGAGAGGCCAGATCACGTCGACCGGCTCAGCGCCCTCAGTGAGAACAACCTTGTCGCCCGCGATTATGTTCGCCGCCATCAACATACGACGCCAGCGGCCGACTCGGCTCTTGAACGAAGCCGCGCGCTTCTCCGGCGTGTCGCCAAGCTCTTCGTTCGGCGTCACGCGTCGATAATGCGCGCGGACATCGGACCACTTCACAATTCGAGAGACGGACGGCGGAAGCTTCATGCTCGCCGGCGGAATGATCGCTTCTTCGTCAAGAGCCTTGAGGAAGGCGCGGAAGATCGTCGCATTGATCTCAGTCAACGCGAAGCCTTCCGGACGCTTGCCGTCCGTGCCGACCTTATCCAGCGCTTCGGCTGTCATGATATGAGGCTCAACAGTGACGCATGACGTAACAGGATCGCCGTCCGAGTCTTTGTTGACTTCGACTTGCTTCAGAACGAAGTCCCAATAGTTGCCGGCGATGCCTTCGCTTTGCTTGCGCACCTTGGCGCGTCGGATCACGCGGCGATCGTCGTCAAGCAATTCGGTCGCGTTTTTTCCGTCGCTGTTCATGCGCGCGCCGATCTCTATCGTCGTCTCGATCGCATTCCATAAAACGAGACTGCCGCGAATCGTGCCGTGCGCATTCTTGTGATGAACAAACCACACGCCGGCGCCGGTGCGGTCCATTATTCGCTGCGCGCGCCGGTACATCGTTGTGACATCTTCGTCTTTGATGATCGATGCGCCAGGCGTCGCGGCTTGATACGTGTCGAGTGCGACGACGCCAAGCGGCACGGGCCAATCTGCCGAGAGCGCTTCAATCTCTTCGATCAACGTGTCTGTCGTTTTGTCTTCGGACCACAGATCAAGCGACTTCGTGAGAACGGCAAAGGGAATATCGTTAGTGTTCCGCAGATCGTTGTGCTTGTCATAAGCGCGCATGCGCGTGACGAACGCTTCGCCTTTCTCCGCTGCGCAATAAATGACGCCAAGCTGCTGAGTCTTGTTGCCGGCAAACGGAATGCCGCGCGCGACAGCCATCGCCATGTCGTAAGTCTCGAATGATTTTCCGGACTGGCTTTCGCCGTATATCAGCACGGACTTTCCGCGCGGAATGATACCTTTGATAGCCCAATCGTAAGCACGGACTGTGCCGGCATACCGATCGCGCCAGTGAACAGCGCCGAACTTCGATTTGTAGGGCTCCGGCTTCCACTCCGGAAGCTTGTCGACATGCGCCAGAAGACTGAAGCGATCGCCGCCGCCAAGATCCCGCCAGTCTTTCACGTCGCCGCGCGGCGGGCACTGCGGCCACACGCTCGCGAAGTTCAAGACGCGCACCCTGGCCCCGGCCTTGCGCAGCATCGGCGCGATTCTCGCCGTGCGTTGCTTACCGGCCGGATCGTTGTCCTCGAGAATCACAAGATCAGCAGCGCCCCGGAAAAACTCAGCGCACTCGACTGTGAAATTGTTCGCGCCGCCTGTGCCGCTGGCGGCGAGCAGCCCCCAACTCGTCAAGATATCGACTTTGCCTTCACCCTCCGGCAAGAAGATCGTCCGCTGATCTGCCGCGTCTTCGCGCAACTCGTCGGCGATCTCGTCGGCATTGTAGAGCCAATAGTCGACGTTGCCGACGCCGGGGAACGTCCGGCGCTCCTTCCACTTCCATTTGACGAAGTTCTCTTGATCGAAGCGAGTCCAGTCTGTGCCTGGCCCCTTGCGCATGAACTCTTTCGGCTTGCTTGTCTCGCGATCAACGAAGTCGAGTCCCATCACCCAAGTGCCGTCGCCGTCCGGCGATCGGCGACGTTGCCAAAACGTTTTCCATATCTTGCCGGTCTTTGGATTGATCTCCCACGATCCATCCGGAAGCTCGCGCTGCACGCGCGCGACTTGATACAGAAACACGCCGCCTTTTTTAATCTCGAATGTCTCGACTATTTTGTTCCTTGCGAATGCCGGCCGATCATGCGGCGCGTCGTCAAGGGGCGGCTCGTCTCGCGCTGCCTTTGCTTTCACCGGCTTGCCGCCCGGAAGCGGAATGCCGGCGCGCTGAGCCAACACTTCGACAGCCTCTTTGAAATCAGCGCAGCCGCCATGCTGCATTTCGAAGTCGAAGATATCACCGCCAGCGTCGTCTTTGCCGAAGTCGTGCCAGATACCCTTCTTGTCGTTCACGCTGATCGATGGGTCTTCGACAGCAACGAACTCAGCGCCGCGCTTCTTCAGCTTGAACTTACGACCCACAACGTCACTCACCTTGAGCGCGCCGCGAACCTGATCTAAAAATGCTTTGTCGTAAGTCACTGCGTTTCCTGCCAACGGCTTTTATGCCGCCTTGTCGAATTTCGCTATCTCGTCACCCCACGCAAGCCAGCCACGCCGACTCTCTCTGCTAAATACATCTGCGCGCCGCCATCCGGGCGTCAATCCACCAATCAAGTCGAACCACTCTTGCGGCTTGCGCGAATGCTCGCGCGCGATGCCGTCAAGGCCAAGCTGATCGAATGTCTCAATGAGATTGTAAGCGCGTCCGCGAGCTCGCAGCTTGTGGCCCTTCAGCGTACAGATCAAAAACGGCTCGCACACCGACCTGAAAATAAACCCGGTGCCTGGCCGAAGCTTGCCGGTCACCGTGCGCTTTGCCCACGCGCCGCCTGTGACGACTTTCAAGCCCCATGCATTCTCCGCAATCAAATGCTGCTGCCCGATCAGCGGCCATGTACACCACATGCCGAGGACGCCTTCCGGCGCGAGCAGTTCGGCAACCGGCAGCGCCGCGATCTGCGCGAGCGACATCGTTTTATATTTTGCGTTCGCCGACTTCTTCTCGCCCTGCGATGTACGCGAGACCCATTTCCAGGGACAATCGATCGATACAAAGTCCAAGCCGTATCGCGGCAACGGATCAAAATAAAACATCAACGCTTACCCTTGTTCGCTGCTTTTGCCTCGCGCTCGCGCTGCTCTTCGATCCGCTTTAGCTCAGCGGCTTCGAGGTGATTCACCAAATTTAGAATGTCGTTTAACGCCGTCTGCCGCTCTCGCGCTTCTTTCGGGAGCTCCTGGCCGCGCTCAGTGAAGAGCGTTTCCCAGACATCGAGCGTGAACAACTCAGCGATAACGTACCTGTAGATTCGATCGCGCGGCCGATCGGACGGCACAAACTGAATTACCTTACGCTCCGACTCCGGCCTGACAAACTCGTCACCCACTGGAGTCGGCCTGCCATGTTCGCGTTTCGAAGCCTTCCTGCATCGTGCCGTAGCTTGCGATCAGCATCGCTTCGGCGCGGTGCTCGTCTAACTGACGCTTCAAAAACGGCATCGCGCTTGGAAAGCTCTCGCGCGCCAATTCAAGAGCGCGGTTTTTTCGCGCCTTCTGATCTTTTATCGCGAGTAGACCAAGCCCTTTTTTCCAAGCGGCCGGCGTCACGTAATAGAGCGGCACGCCGCAGCCGTGAATCACACCCAGCAACGTGCCGTATGCGCGGCCGTAATTGAACGACGACGCGGCACCCATGCCGCGCTCTTCCTCTTCGCCGTCTTCGCTGTGGAAGCGCGGCATAGCCCATGCCTTTTCAATGAAGGCGACGTGCGGCTTGTTGTGAACGATGAAGCGGCGAAACGCGCTCATATCGATCACTTTTGTTTTCTCACCCTCGACATATACGGGGAGATCAACGATCGACTCCGGCGCAAACGGCACAATGCTGTAGCGACTATAGACAGCAGCAGCGCCGCGCGTGCCGGGATCGACACCCAGGACCCTCAGGATGGTCATGGCCGTAGCTCAATGCTTCGTGTCGGGGTTCGTGCGCGCTTGATTGCCTTTCTCGGCAAGATCGGCGGCTTCCTCAACGCTGCGCTTCTTGGGATTGAGCGGCGTCACGCCAGTGCCGCCGGCGGCTTTGATTGCGTCGTCGATATCAGCGCCGCTCGCGCCCGGCTGTCGAAGATGGCGCGGCCGGAAATCACGATGATCGTCGTCGGCGGCGCCCGCTTCGTGCGTCTCCAAGTCTTCCGCGGTGATGCCTTCCGCCGCGCCCGGGGTGCCTGGCAATGTCGGAGACACGCCTTCGTCAAGCTTCAGCACGTCGATGTAGTGACGAAGATGCTCAATGCGCGCAACGCGCATCGCGGCTGATTTTAATTTTCTGAGAGCTTTGACAGTTCGGAATGCCCAGGGATCGATATGCTTGTCCTTGGCGTACTCCTTCAATTGATCACCGGCTTCTTTTGTGATCTCCGCCGACTGCTCGTCGTAGCCTAGCTGATCGGTCATCAACGACTTGACGCTTGTGCCGGCTGGCAGCCGTGTAACTTTTTCTCCGGTCCCCGGCGCTTTTACTTCCTTGGCCATTTTAGATCCTCGCAAAAGAATGTTGACCGAACCCAGCGAGTCAGAGGGCCTTCGTTCCCGCTGGGTCCGGCCGTTATCCGCAACCCTTGCCTGGCGGCACGGCGCGAATGCGAATTCTGTTTTGTCAAAGATCGGCCCTCTCTGAGTCGTGAACGTAAACGACAACAGCAGGGCGGAGCAATGGGAGAAATTTTCAAGTTCCAGATCGCTGAGCGCGCTCGCGCGCGTCTCAGTTATATACACAGAAAGAAGTCGCGCGTGCCGCGCTCCTTTTGTGTCTGGCCGCACACTGTAACGCCGCGCGCGAGCCGACTCGATAGAAACCCGCAAAAGGGCTGTCAACGGATACGGGAGACAGAACAAAGCGGATACAGATACATCCTGAGAGCGTTCTTATTGAAAAAACAGCAGAATCCCGGCGTTCCGATTTATTTCTAAGGCTTGCAACCATTCAACCTGTGATCTATACGTCTTGCCAGGCGGGCCGCTTCGGCCGCGCCGTTTTGCAGAGGAAAGATGCAATGCACACCATCAATCAGACTTACGGAAAACGCGCGCGCTTCGACATCGATCGCGGTATGACCGAAGACGAGATTCGCAAGGCCGCGCCGTCTGTCTTCGCCGTGACGGCGCACGACAGCCGCAGCGAACGCTTCCAGCCGATCCCGACGATCGAAGTGCTGCGCGGCTTGCGGAAGGAAGGCTTTGAAGTCGTCGGCGCGCGCCAGTCGACGACGCGAGTCGACGGCAAAGAGAACTTCACGAAGCATCTGATACGTCTCCGGCGCATGGATAACGTCGAAGCGTACAAGGTCGGCGATACGGTCGCCGAAATGCTGCTGAAGAATGCGAACGACGGCACGTCCGTTTACGATCTCTTCGCCGGACTGTTCCGCATTCGTTGCTTGAACAGCATGGTGACCGATCTCGGCTCAATCGACAGCGTGAAAGTCCGGCACACTGGCCGCGACATTCAGGATCGTGTCATTGAAGGCACGTTCACTGTCATGGAAAAGGCGAAGCTCGCGCTCGCCGCTCCGCAGGACTGGTCAACTGTCGAATTGAACCGCGACGAACGCATGGCGTTCGCGGAAGCCGCACACGTTCTCCGCTTTGCCGACGCCGAAGGCAACGTCGACACGCCAATCAAGCCGGAGCAACTGCTGCAGGTGCGCCGCGCTGATGATAACGAGCGCAATCTCTGGACTGACTTCAATGTCGTTCAAGAGAACGTCATTCGCGGCGGGCTGAAGGGCCGCGTTCCGGCGACGGGTGGCGGAACGCGCCGCATGTCGACTCGCGGCATCAACGGCATTGACCAAGACGTGCGCTTGAACAAAGCGCTTTGGGTGCTTGGCCAGCGGATGGCCGCGCTGAAGGGTGTCGAAGTCAAGACTGCCGCCTAAGTTCGAAGGTCGGCGACTCGATGGGGCCGCGTATTGCGCCGCCCCATCAGGGCGCTGATCTTGGCCGCGCCGCCGAACTTAGGAGAACCAAAGCGCATGAACATTCTGTATTACGGGGTGCCCGCCTACGCTGAAGGCGGGCACATTGTGGTTCGCTTCATGGATCGAAGCGACGCAAAAGACATGGGGACCGATCTGCCGCTTCGCGACGATCTCGCGCAGCATGCGGAGCGCTTCGATTGGGGCAAGCCGATGATTGCCGGCAGAGAATCGAAGGCGCTCACGGCCGGAGCCGCGCAACTGGCGCTGGCGATCTGCGCTCACGCTCTCGCCAACGATCGCCGCGCGCTGGCGCTGTTCCAGCGCTTCAAGCATCGCGTTGTCACAAAGTGGAAAGTCGGCGAAGCGTGGGCTGTCACAGCCGACGAGGTCGCGGCGACGTGCGATCTGATCGAAGCCGAGCAGCTTTCGCCGTCCGAACTCGGCAAGATCGTGAAAGACGGCGAAGCTGAAGCGCGGCAAGTTGAGCACGAGACGGGCCGCGGTGTTGAGCGCGAGATCGTCTGGGATACTGACGAGGGCGGCAACAGAATACGGCCAAGGGGTGCGGACTGATGAGCCGGGGAGTCGTCGAAAGCATCCGTAGGCTACGCGAGAAGCGAGAAGAGCGCCGCGACGCAATGCGCGAGCTCGCACGAACGGACAAACCCGCTGCGATTGAGCAGCTTCAAAAGGCGGTAAAGACCGCATCACGCAAGAAAGGAAAGCAACGTGGCAAAAAAGCAGCAAGACGAGCTCAAAAAACTAAGCGACGAAGCGAACGCAATGGCGGCGTCGACAAGTCTGATACGGACTGAAGAAGGCCGCGCGCTGATCGCGCTGAATCAGCGGCTCATTGAAGTGCTGTTGCACGGCGAGCCGAAGACGAAGCCGGTGAGCCGCAATCATGCGTGAGCTTCTGACGATCGCCCGCGACGAGCTTCGGCTTGTCGCGGCAACGCCCCTGCAATCATTGATCGCCTATGCTGCGCTCGCGCTCATAGCCGCTGTTGCGTTTGGATTTTTGCCATCGAATTGAATTCACCATCAACCCGTCAAACTGGAGGAAAGACAGTGAAAGACAAGGTAGACGTCAACCCCGACAATGCGAAGTTCATTGAGCTTCGCACGACGAATTATAAAAAGGTAAAGGCGTTTCGCGTTCGGCCGGACGGTGCCGGCGTCATCAAGATTATCGGCGACAACGATCAAGGCAAGACGAGCGCGATCGAATCGCTCGCCGCCGTACTTGGCGGGCCGGACTTCACGCCGAAGAACCCCATCCGCAAAGGCCAGAACGAAGCCGAAGTGTTTGCCGATCTCGGCGTGCTGCGCGCTACTCGCACATGGAAGCGGCGCGAAGACAAGACGATCGCGATGACTCTCGCGGTTGAATTCGCCGACGGATCAAAGCCGAGCAAAAAGCAGAGTGTGCTTGACGAGCTTCGCGGCACTGATCTTGCGGCCGACCCGTTGGAATTCGCCTACATGCCGGCGAAAGCGCAGTTCGATATTCTGAAGGCGCTTGTGCCAGGCATCGATTTTGACGACGTGGCGCGCAGGCGTAAGGAGCTTTTCGACGACAGGACGCAAGCTGGCCGCGATCGCGATCGCGAAAAAGGCGCCGCCGACGCAATCGTTGTGCCGCAAGGCACGCCGCTGCAGCTTGTCGAGTCGACGGCGCTCGTCGCGCAGATAAGTGCTGGCGCAAACATGAACACGGCGATCGATCGTGAGCGCGAACGGCGCGCGGCTGTCGAAGCTTCGGCCGAAGCCAAACTGAACGAAGCCGACGAATTGATGATACGCGCGCGCACCCTGGAAGCTGAAGCGAAACGCTTACGCGACAGCTTGGCCAGTCTGCCGCCGTTAGGAACGCCGGTTGATCTCTCCGAACTCGAGGAGAGAATCGCGAACGCCGACGCGACAAACGAAAACGTTCGGTTGCTGCAGCGTCAGGATGCGCATCGAGCCGCCGCGAAGGATGCGAGCCGCATATACGACGATCTGACAAGGCAGATCGAAGAGCTTGACGCGGCAAAAAACAAAGCGATTGAACAAGCGAAATTGCCGGTCAAGGGCATGTCGTTTGGCGACGACGAGATACTAATGAACGGCGAGCCGTTCACCGAAGCGTCGCAAGCGCAAAAGATCATGGTGTCGATGGCTGTCGCGATGGCGCTGAAGCCGAAGCTTCGCGTGATCTCAATCAAAGATGGCTCGCTCCTAGATGCGAAGAGCATGAAGATCGTCGCCGAGATGGCCGTCAAAAACGACTTCGTTGTTTTGCTTGAACGCGTCGCCGTTGATGGCGAGCGCGACGGCATCATTATCGAAAATGGGGAGATGGTTTGATGGCTGACGCTGTACACCTTTTGGTATTGACGGCTCACACGGCAAAAACTGGTTGCGGCAAAACCGTCGTCGCGCACTACCCGCAGTCCGGTCAAGCAATGGTTGTCGGCGAGTCGGACAACATCAAAGTTACAATGGAGCCCAGCGAGGTGTCCGGATGCCATCTCTGCAAGCGCAGTTGACGAGCGAGCTTCGCCGGCTCGCGATCGTCGCGTCTACCACAACGCCTGGGCTGCGATGCCGCGTATGCGGCTCGCGATGGCCGTTCGCTACACCGCACGGCCCCAAGCTTGAACAGCACACTTCCGATTGTCTTATCAGAGAGAGCTCGCCAGATGTCAAAGCAACCCGCAGGAAAGTTTCACCTATACCCCACAGACGCGCCGTTTCTCGAAAGGATACCGGGACGATTCCGGCGAGCGCTTGAAGCGATCGATGCGGACGGCCTCAGTTATGTCGACGCCGCGAAGAAACTGACGGACGCCGGACGCGGCGTTGTTCACGTCGGCACGGTCAAGAGCCGCGTTCACCGCGCGCGCATGCGCATTCTGGCGATGCGCGAAGCTACTGCAGCGACGGAAGGGGCGAAGCCATGAACAGCGAAGTCCCTGAAGAGCTCATTCCGCATTGGGCAGAGCGCCGATCGGATGGCAACTATTTGCAGCGCCGTGCCGTGCTTCCGACGCGCGACGGCCGCAGGAACGGCAACGCGACTGTGCGGAGCATTGATCGCGTGCCTGGCGTTGGCTTCGTCGCCAATTGCGAGACGGACGCTGGCAACAAAATGCGACTTTCGCTGAGAGAGATGCGCGAATTATTTTACCCTCCGGAGTGGATAAGGGCAGAGCCGGAGCCGCTGAAGCCGGGCGAGTGGTACGCGAACGGCTCGCTTCTGTTCACTGACGGCGCTGTCGTGATGGAAGCCGGTAGCGCGGCGCAAGCTGCTCAGATCGCCGCGCGCTGGAACGCGTGGCCTAGTCTAATTCAGCTTTTGAGGGATGCTCTTCCGGAGATCGAAAACGAAGCGGAAATGCGCGGCGAAGGCATCGCCGGGATCGATACGCCTTACCACACTGTCATGGGCGAGCTCGTCGCGCGTTTCCGCGCCGCGCTGCTAGAGGCTGAAAGGGTGCGAGATGGCCGATAATGAAGACGACGCAACGGCTGCAGCTTTCGAGAGCTACATCAAAATGCGGTTTCCTCCGGACGATCGGCCGGAGAAAGACAGCCCGCGATGGCGCGACTTGCGATCGGCGTTCATGGCCGGCGCTCGTTTCGGCGTCGAAGCGATGGTTGAAGGTTGCACCGACCATGGCTGAGCTCACAGAAACCGAATTGCGCCGCGCCAAAGACTTCGCGGACGCAATAGCCGATCTGATCGGCGCTGAGCACCCGAGCATGCAACTGACGGTCCTTACGTTGGTTGCCGGCTCAGTCCTTTGCGCCAGCGTTTTTTCCGAGGACCGGCTTCCGGCTCTCGAAAAACATACGGATTATCTGCGCAAAAAGATTATGGAGAGCTTGGGGTGAAAAAGCGCGACGTGATCTTGAACACTGAAGCACACCGGCCGGCGTTCAATTCGTTCGCTGAGCACCTTGACGCTATTGAGCGCCGCGAGGGACTTCGGCCTGGCGAGATACTGAATCAGTGGCTTGAATTCTCTTATCGCGCTCAGCGCGCGGCGATCTTGAAGCTCGCCGGCAATGACGACGAGCTCGCCAAAAACGAAGCGGATTATATGCGCGGCGTCGCCAGACTCCGGCACAAGCAAGAGACAATGGCCGATTACGGATCAATGCTGGGCGCGCTTGTTCTGGCGCTCGAAGCCGACGACTGCGATTTTATCGGTCCCGTATTCTCAGCGCTGTCGGCGAGTGCTGGCATGGGGCAGTTCTTTACACCCTGGAGTCTATCGAAAGCGGCGGCAATGCTGATTATGCCGGAGTCGCGCGAAGCGTGCGCGGCACTCGCCGACAGCGGCGCCCTATGGTGCCATGAGCCCGCGGCCGGCGTCGGCGGAATGATACTCGCGACAAATCAGATCCTTCGCGAACGCGGCTTCTCTCTGCACCGCGACGTTCATTGGATCGCTTTTGAAGTCGACTTCCGCGCAATGTGCGGCGCGTATCTGCAGTTAAATCTCACCGGCTCGTCTGCCGTCGTGACGCACGGCAATACGCTGTCGCTTGAAGCATGGCAGACGACGCCGACGCTTACGGCCGTTATGTATCCGAAGCGCAAGCCGGAGCGCGTCAAGCTTGAAATGGTCATTGAGTCGGCGAAACCCGAAGAGAGGATCGAACGTGGCAAAACGAGCGCAGTCAAAGTTTCCCGCGAAGTTCGTCGTCGTCAACGTGCGCCAGCCGGTTAAGCGGCTAAAGAATGATGGCGACATTTGCCGCGTCTGCGGCTGCAGCGAGCACAACGCTTGCGAGCTCACAATGCGGCCGGCGAAGTGGCGCGGCGTCGGACAAATGATAAGCATCGGATGCTCTTGGGTGAGAAGGGAGCCGGATAGCCCGCCGCTTTGTTCGGCTTGCTCCGGCACCGCCGGCGATCTGCGCGAAGCATGCGCGCGCCTGGTCACGATTCTTGAAGATCACGCCGCCCATGACTTCGGGCGGTCCATAGCACGCGCCGCTGTGGCGCGCTTCGATAGGAGGAAGAAAGAACATGACCGGATCGCCGAAGCCTAAAAAGGGATCGAAGGAGTACATCGGCGCGCAGATCAGAACGATTCGCGTGCTGAAGTCGAAGACGCAAGCTGAAGCCGGCGCTGTTCTCAACGTGTCGTGGCAACAGTTCGCGAAATACGAAACCGGCCGCAATCGCATCACGGCCGATGCAATCTGGAAACTCGCCAAGGCGTGGCGCTGTGCGCCTGGCGACTTCTTCGCGTGAGAAAGAAATGGCAAGGCTCCCTGCCATTTTATTCCGCCGAAAGGTGTACGTGGGTGATCCGCGACATCTAGACGCCATCAAAAAGGCGTTCGCTGGAATGTCTCACCATCAACAGCGTCGTATTAGCAACCGAATTGCGGACGGCAAAGAAAGCATGCTGTTCGGCTGGGTTGACGAAGGCGGCGAGTGGGAGCCGGAGCCGGAGTTTCAAGAGGCGCGCATGATTATGTATGGCTTCGAATAATAAAAAGGTTCGCTTCCGAATTCAACTTGGTGTCGCTATAAGCCGATTCACATTCTCTCAATCCTGATCCGGAGAACTCACATGCCAGCTACCGCCCCGAAGACGCCCGCGCCAGTTATCAAGTGGCCGGAAAATATGCTGCCAGACGGCATCTACCTTGGCCTTGACGAAGACACGTACCACAATGACCCGGCGCTGGGCTCGTCGGATATCCGATCGCTGCTCAAAGGCGCCAACCGATATTGGCAACGATCGTGGATGAACCCGAAGCGGCCGGCGGAAAAGCTCACGCCGTCGAAAATCTTCGGCAAGGCAATGCACAAACTGTTGCTTGAAGGCCGCGAGCCGTTCCGCTGCATATACGTTCGCCGGCCGGATGACAGCGACGACGCGTCGCCATCGGAAAAGTCGAAGCTCACAAAAGCAATGAACGACAAATTGCTTGAAGGACAGTTTTTGCTGAAGGCCCCGGAGTTCGACTTTATCGAAGACGTGAAGCTGATTATCGATGCCGACCCGGAGTTGAATGGCTGTCTCGACAACGCACTGACTGAGGTGTCTGTTTTCTGGACTCGCAAAGACGGCACGCGATTGAAGTGTCGCTTCGATGCTTTGAAGCTGCGCGGCTATGGCGACCTGAAATCGATCGCCAACGAACGCGATCGTGAGATGGGCGAAGCTTGCCGACAGCAGATCGTCACATACCGATACGACATGCAGATCGAACATTACAACGAAGGGCGCTACATGCTGCCCAAGCTTTACGATCTCGGGCACGTCTTCGTTGGGACAACGCACTTCACCCACGCGAGCGTCGCCAAAAATACCGCCGTCAAAAACGCTCACAAGTTCCTCGGCGAGATCGCGCACTACGTCCCCGAGAATGCCGACGAGCCGGCATTCGCCGCGCAATTCGTCTTCGTGCCGAAGCTTGGCAACGATAACGTCGCGACGCAAGCGCCGGACGCGTGGTCAACGACGATCTCGCCGGAAAATCCGATCTTGAAAATCTCGCGCGACGACATTGAGACGGCGCTTATGATGCATCGCGACGCGCTGAAGAAATACGGCACGCAACTGCGCTGGTTGCCTGGCCGTGTCGTGAGCGAGCTCGACATAAGCGAGCTTCCTTGGGGACTGAGCAAGCGGGCCGCGTGATAACGTGGCCGACTTCCGCACGATCGAAGCCGAGTTCGTCGCGTTTATCGAAACACGCGGCGACTCGGACTTGCACGTCAAACAAGATCACGCCACCGGCGACAAGCTTCTATATCTCTCAACAGTTTCGCCGGCCGGCAACGGCTATCGCAACAAAGTTTTGAACATCACTTACCTCGCGAAATGTCTCGCGGATTGAAGGAGCAAAGTCACATGAACGATCCACAGTACGGCGATCACGGCGAAGTTCTAGACAACGATACCGGCGAGTCGTTGCCGGCGATCGCCACCAATCAAGGGCTGCAGGCGATCACTGTAGCCGAGATCGATCAGGCCGTTGCGACGGCGAAGCGCTATCCGCGCCGACGCGACAAAGAAATTTCAAACGAGATCATGGGGCGCGCGACGCTGGACGAAGACACAGCGGACAAGTGCAACTATCTCTTGCCGCGCGGCGGAAAGAAAATCCCCGGCCCGAGCATTCGCTTTGCCGAGATCGTCCGCGCGTCATACTGGAATATCCGCGTTGCCGCGCGCTTCGTTGCGCTCGACACGACGGACATGGAACGTGCCGCGACGATCGTCGAAGCGATCGCGCTTGATCTTGAAACGAATCAGTCCGAAGTCATTCCGATTCGTCGAAGCATCATGACGAGCGGCAAGCGCGGCGAGCGGCCGCAAATCTACAGCGCGGACATGATCGCGCAGACGACGCAAGCCGCGATATCGTTCGCCAGGCGCAACGCAATCTTGACAGTCGTTCCGCAGGTTTTGTGGATGGCCGGTTATCGGCGCGTCGTCGAAGTGCTGCGCGGCACAGTCGAGACGCTGGGTGCGCGACGTGTCGCAATGATCGAAGCGTTCGGCCGCGCTGGCGTCTCGCCGCAAGCGCTCTTCGACGCGCTCGATATCCGCGACGAGAACGACATCAACATCGATCACATGCCGACAATCCGCGCGATGTTGACGGCGATCAAAGAGGGCGAGCCCGTCGACTCAGTGCTGAGCCGGTCCAGCTTGACCGAAGCACAGCCGCACCGCCGCGTTGCCAGCCCGCCGCTGCAGGATCGTCCCTCGACAAAGACGGACGCCCCCGACGAACGTCGCGAGGTTCCGGCCGGCAGTGACCCGCGCGCCGGAACGAAAGACGATCCGATCTCTTCAGGACCGGCTAGGGCGGCCGTACAGCAGCCGGCCGAAGCTGAGCCGGCGAAGCCCCAGGGTTCGGCCGAACCCGCTCAGAAGCCCGCTGCAGCGCCGGCAAAGCAGCAAAACGGCGGTCCCCCGACATATAACGACGAGGACTCGCTTCTGGCGTTCCTGCGCTGGCACTTCCAGAACACGAAAGTTCCAACGGCGCTCAAAGCCGTGTGGGGCGACAGCCGCACCGATCGGCGCGAACTTCTCAGCGCCGATGCGAACGCGAAGATCACTGGCGAATACAACGCGGCCATGACGGCGCTGATCTGAAGCCATGGCAGAGCGCAGCATCACGATCGCAGTAACAGGCGCGAACGGCTCTGGTAAGAGCGCGCTCGCGCAACTGCTCACGACTGAGTTGCGCCGCTATGGCGCAACTGTTCGGAATTACGACGAAGACCCGGAGCGGCGCGATCTGCAATTAGAGCACGTCATGCAATCGATCGGCCCGGAGCTCAATGTAACAATCATCACCGCACGGAAGCCGACATGATTTGGTCCCCGCAACAAGATGCTGCGCTGATCGCCGTGCGCGACTGGTATCGATCGCCGACGCGCTCGCCTGTCTTTCACCTGTTCGGCTATGCCGGCACAGGCAAGACGACATTGGCGATTGAGATCGCGAAGATGGTGAACGGAATGTGCATGTTCGCAGCGTTCACCGGCAAAGCGTCGCTCGTCATGGCGCGCAAGGGCTGCACTGGCGCGCGCACGATTCATTCGCTGATTTACAAAGTCGAAGAAGACCCGTCGACCGGAGAGATGAAATTCCGGCTGAATCACTCTAGCGATCTGGCGCGCGCGTCGCTTCTCATAATCGACGAGTGCTCAATGGTCGGCGAAGAGATCGGCACCGATCTGCTGTCGTTCAAAGTGCCGATCTTGGTGCTTGGCGATCCTGCGCAGCTTCCGCCAGTCGAGGGCGCCGGCTTCTTCACGGACTTCTCGACTCCGGAAATCATGTTGACGGAAATCCACCGCCAGGCGGAAGGCAACCCGATTATCAGAATCGCAACGGCTATCCGCACTGGTGGCAAGATCGAATATGGCAATTTCAAAAGCGAGAACGGCGCAGCGTCGATTGTGCGCTCACGGGATCTTCGCGACTCGTCGCTGCTCGCGGCCGATCAAGTCATCTGCGGCACGAACAAGAAGCGGCAACACCTCAATCGACAAATGCGCGCCTGGCTTCGGCAAGACGGCAAGTTGCCGCTCACGTTCAATAATGACGAAAAGAACTCGCACCTTCCGGTGATCGGCGATCGAATCATCTGTCTGCGCAATCGACACGATCGCAGCATGTACAACGGCAGTCTTTGGAACATAACGAAGATTACCGATCGCACATTCGGCGGAAAGAAGCGCGGCTTGCCGAACGTCAGCTATCTGCGCGTTGAGAGCGCCGACGAGCCGGGTGTGAAGTCGTATTGCGACGTTCGTCATGAATACTGGCAAGGTCCCGAAGCTGTCGCCAGACTCGAACCCCGCGACAAGCGCGGCTATGACGAATTCGATTACGGCTATGCGATCACTTGCCACAAGTCGCAAGGCTCGCAATGGGACAAGGTTCTGATCTTCGACGAAGGCTATGTGTTTCGAGAAGACGCCGCGCGCTGGTCTTATACGGCCGTCACGCGCGCAGCCGAGAAACTGATTTTAGTGAGGGATTGAACGCGAATGGCCAAAAACGCAACGCCGATAACGATCAGTATGCCGAACGATCTGAAGGCGTGGCTAGATCAGCGCACGCCGCGGTACAGCAACAGAAGCGAGACAGTCCGCGATTGCATCGCGCGCGTCAAAGCCGAAGACGAAGCCGCCGTTTTCCAGCCGCTCACGTCCGACTTGATCGATGCGCTGAGCGTGATGGTGTATGCGTGGGATACGCAGCCAGCGATCGACGGCCGCGAAAGCATGGGGCTTGGCCGTGATCTGGTCTTTCCGGCAATGCCTGGCAAGATCAAATCAGTCGAAGCCGCGACGCAATTGTTGCGCCGAATCAAGGGCGACCCGAGCAAACAACATTGAGGGCGAATCGCGATGGCAAAGAAACCGGAGAAGATCAAAGCTTCGCAGCGCATGCTTCTGCACCGCGCCGATCGCCGCGATACGATGCTTGGGACGTCAAGCAACTTCGAACATCAGTTCGGCACTGACGCTGAAGTCGATTGGGGTATCAAGAAGCGGCTCGTCAAAAAGATCGGCGGGCGAATCATCACAACGATCAAAGGCAAAGAGGCTCTTAAAACGGGGGTGGTATCATGAGCTATTGCGGAGCATGCGGCGGCTTCTATCGGCCGGACTGTCCAAGGGCCAGCGATGGCGTTTGCATGCCGGCGCCCAACCCGCACGACGAGAAACACATTCGCGATCTCGCCGCGGTTGCGACGGCTGTCGCGAAGACGGCCGGCATGGTTGCGGAGAATCAGCACTACATTGCGTCGGGTCGCGTTGCGATCTTCGGTAACGCCGACTTCGTTGCCGTCGTCGACGAGCTCAAGGCGGCGCTCGCATGACGACGCCCGAATCGCCGTATCAACTGCCGGCCAACGCAATCGCAGCGCTGCAGAGCCATCAATTTTTTGAAACGCGCGACCTAATGTTGGTCTATCGCTTAACCGAATGTTTTGCGACGGGCCAGTCTGTGCTCGTCGAATGCGGCGGCAAACTTTATCAAGCAATCGCTGTAAACGAAGAGCGGCATTGCCGCTTCACGGTTTCCGTCTCGCCGTACACCCCGCCGCCTGGCACGGAGTCGACTCCGTGACAATCTGGCGATCATTCGATTTTGAGACGACAGGCACGCCATCGGAAACCGAACGGCACGCCGTCTGCGAAGTCGGCTGGACTGACGTTGTGGTCAAAGAGAATGCGGAGCCGTTCGTCCTCGAGCCGATCGGCCATCTGTGCAACCCTGGACGGCCGATGCCGATCGCCGCGCGCGCCGTGCATCATATCAGCGACAGCGACGTTGCCGGCAAGCCGTCGCCGGATCGAATCTTTATGGCGCTTGCGGCCGGCGCGGACGGCTATGTTGCGCACGTCCTCGACTTTGAACGCGAGTTTTTTACAGGCGGCGAGCGGCCGATGATCTGCACCTATAAGAGTTCGCTGCGCGTCTGGCCGGACGCCGACGAACACAAGGTTCAATATCTCCGCTACTATCTGAAGCTTGACGAGGATCCTGACTTCGATCCGTCGCTCGCCATGCCGCCGCATAGGGCTCGGCCGGACTCGTATGTGACGGCGTTTATCTTTGCTCGCCTTTTGAAGCTCGCTACTGTTGAGCAGATGATCCGTTGGTCGAGCGGTCCGGCGTTGCTGGTGACGTGCTACCTGAAAGCCCACAAAGGCAAGAAATGGTCCGAAGTGCCGCCAAGCTATCTGCAATACATACTCGACAACTTCGACGCCAAGGATCGCGATATCCGCGCGACAGCGCGCTACTACCTCAACAAGAGCCGAGAATCGACAGGTCAACCACAGCCCGCAAACGATGGAGGAACATCACATGGGTAACGGCAAAGCGGCAGTCGCCGCGACGACAGATCGCGCTTCAGTAATGAAGGGTGAATTCACAGTCCCGCTCAGCAGTCTTTTGCTGGCATCCGAAGCGCCGCCTGAGATTCGCGAGAAGCTTCAAGTTCGCAAATCGGATGACAGCGCCGGCATTGAAGAGCTCGAAGCGTCGCTTCGACATGTTGGGCTGGTGTACCCGCTAATCATCGATACGCAATACGGCGCGAATTACACGACGGCCGGCAATCGCCGGCTGAAGTGCTTGCGCAAGATCATGCTTGTTGACGGCGAGAACGGCGACAACGTTCTGATTCGCGTCGTCGACACGAAAGACTTCGGAGCCGACGAGCTTGAGGTTGCGATGGCCGTCAACATCACGTTGCCGCCGCACCCGATGGATCGTTACGACATTCTCGCCGCGCAAGTCCGCGCCGGCTTGACGCGAGAGCAGATCAAAGAGCGCAACGCCATCGGCTTGAAGTACGTCGATCGCATCCTCGCACTTGCGGAGCTCGCGCCGGAAATCCGCGAGGCATACCGGAACGACTATATCGACGACAAGACAGCCCAGGCGTTCACTCTCGGCAAGCCGGCAGAGCAACTGAAGCTTTTCAAGCGGCTGGATAAAGAAGGCCGCTTAAACGAGCACAACGTCAAAGATCACTTCGTCGCAAAGCAGCGCGACAGCGGCTCGCTTGTCGAGTTCGTCGGCATCGCCGAATACGAAGCCGCCGGCGGCCACGTCAATCGCGATCTCTTCGGCACAGATCATACCGTCGACGATCTGAAGCTGCTGCAGCGAATGTATCGCGAGAAGATGTCAAGCGTTTGCGACAGCCTTGTCGCGGACGGATGGGCGTTCGCAATGACGACAGCCGACGCTGGCGATCAGCGCCACTATTACTCAACGATGAACCCCGCGAAGAAGCAAGAGCCGACGACTGAAGAGGCCGAAACTTTGGAGCGGCTAACGGCGATTGCGAGCTCGGGCGGCGAATTCGACGACGAGACGCCGGAACAGATCGAAGCGATGGACAAGCACGAACGTCTTTCGCAAGAGATCAAGATGCGAGGCTACACGCCGGAGCAACGCGCAAAGTCCGGCTGCTTTGTCAGCTTGCTCGCAAGCGGCCATGTCAAGATTGAGCCTGGCAAGGTGAAGCCGGAAGAGCGCCAGAAAGTCGTTGCGCAAGAGCGTGCGCGCGAGCGCAAAGAAGCGCAGCCGGACAAAGGCAAGGGCGGCAAGTCCGAAGCGAAGCCGGAAGCTCGCATTTCGAACAAGCTGATTGAGCGCCTGGCGGCTCAGCTTCGCGACGCCGCGAAGGCTGTCATTGTTCGCGAGCCGAATGTCGCCATCGCCGCGATCATTGCCGGCTGCGCGAGCTATGACGATACGTGCGATATCCGCGGCAGATCGGCCGACATATCGGCGGCTCGATCGGCCTTCACTGACGGAAAGAAGCACCCTGACTTTTCCAGCGTGTTTACGTCGCAACTCAAAGCGACTGCAGAGCAGCGCAACATGACGCTCGCGCAGATCGCGGCGGCTGCATTGAACTTCCACACGTTCGATGCTGCAGCG